CTTCATTGATGTGATGGACTTGAAGCGTGATGAGGATGGGAAACTTGCTACAAGAGGCAGGAACATTATTGCCGCTACTAACAAACTAATGCTATCACCTACCAACAACATCGGTAACATGGGTGGCACAGTATGGGCGGCTTACAACTCAATCACCGAAGCGATTGACCACAGCCTTACTCAACTGCGTAATGGTGAAGTGAGTATCAAGCGTACACAGTCAGCCATGTTCGGCCCACTTGCACGAAGAAAGGTTATTGCATGGAACAAAGCGATGGAGTTGTTAGCGTGAAATTAACACTGAAAGATATTAATGACATTGTAACTGATGCACAGATGGAAGCGGAAGAAATCATGCGTAACAAGATAGTGAAGTATATCAACGAAGGTTACACGACCAACGGGATACTGTTCATGCTCGGTCAGTTCAATCTTGTTACAGGTCGCAAACATGAGAGTGAGGTTAAGATAGATGGCTACAAAGATGGTGAAACTATCCAAGTTATGAAATCATCCGAGGCAACATCTAAGGTAATACAATCAATACAATCGGGGGATGAAAAATGAATAAAAGAATAGAATATGTAGCACGATATGGACAAAATGTAGATGGGGCAGAAGTAGACCCATGTAAAAATAAACGGCATGCGGATAAACTAATTCGAGATGCTTTGCGACAAATAGAGATTGACCCTACAGTTGAGTCTACACGACTTGGTTTCTTGTTAAGCGTTTACCGTTTACACATTGAATCCGGTATAGATGAATTATATTGGATAAATCCGCTACTTGATGAAAATGAAGATGGGCTAGAAGTAATGATGTACAACGGTAAGGAGTTAGGATTAATAGAGGAAGATGGTGACTATGTGGATAGCGACGAATAAAGGATGGTTGAGTATCGTAAGGCACAGGAATAAAGAGAATACTTTATTGGTGCGAGCGAGAAATAAAAATCACATTGAAAGTATTTTTGAAGATGCTAAAGTGTATGAAGATGCAGATGCAGACTACCCCTACAGGGCAGATATAAATGACGATGAGGTATCATGTATCATCGGTGACCTACTGATGAATATAAACTATGACAACTTCAAAGCGAGCGTAGATGATTACCATTACCACCATGCGTTAGTAGGAGTATGGCAAGAGATGTATCAGTACGGTAAACAACACAGACCGAAATAAATATTATATAAACCAAATAAGAAATGAGGATTGAGAAACATGAAAAAAACATATAGCGTAAGAGTCACCTATACAGGTGAGATAGAGGCAGAAGATAAAGACGAATTAGAAGAGAAGTTGTGGGTACTACACACACTGTTTGGTAAACCATACGAGCATTACTTGTTCGAGGCAGAAGAGGTAGACATACAGGAAGACTGAACATGAACAGAATGACAGATAGACTTAGAGAGTTAGTACACAGTATACTTTGTGAGGGTATAGACCACTCTTCCTTGTATGAAAACTTGACTACCACTAACTGCGGTATGGGGATATGGACTGTAGAAGAAGTAGACTTCTGTATTGAATGGATGCAGAAAAAGTTGGGGGTATAAGTATGAACATATTTGTACTAGATGAAAACCCTTTTACTGCGGCGCATTGTATGGATGATGTAAGAGTACCTAAGATGTGCGTAGAGTCAGCACAGATGATGGCATCAGCCCTGCGTAGGCATGGTGCTACTGATGTACAAATGCCTCTCACCAAAGCAGGTAAGCCATACAAGGGTGGCTACAAACATCATCCATGCACAGTATGGGCGGGTGACAGTCGTGCTAACTTTGTATGGCTTGCTCTACATGCCGAAGCACTGTTGGATGAATACTACCATAGATTCGGCAAAGTCCATGCTTGCCACAACCCAATCTATCAAATGTCAAGCATGCGAAATATTATTCCCGAAGGTGACTTGACACCATTCGCACAGGCTATGCCCGACGAATACAAAGACGATGATGTAGTCAAAGCCTACAGGTCTTACTACAAGTCCAAGCAACACAGTAAGGGCGGGGTGCGTTATATGCGTACTGATGTTCCTACTTGGTGGGAGGTGACGGCGTGAACGATACAATACAAAAGATAGCGATAGACGCAATAACAATCATACAACATTTAGGTCAAGATGAATTGGCTAAGATACTTTTAGATAGATACGAGAGGGCGATAAAAGATGATAGGAATTAAATGTAAGAATAAACATACTAATGAAATAAAAGAAGTAAAGCAAGTAAATCAAGTATATGGTAAACCTGTTTATGTATTAGAAAAAGAGAATGGAGAAACAAACAATTGGAGTAAAGAATTATTTTTACTTCATTGGGAAGTGATACCATGAGTGATGATGAATGCCCCGGCTGTGAGGGTCGGGAAGGAGAATATGAGGATATGTGTTATGAATGTAAATCGGAAATTGATGGTTTGATTGCCGATAGATATTGGATAGCGAGAGGTAGATTGTAATGGAAGAAGAAACAGAAATAGTAACTACAGATGTAGATGATGATATGAGAGAATATGAAATAAAGTTAGACGGAGAATACCACACAGTAGTAATGGAAATATCCATTTGGGACTATGGGATTAACTGCCCAACCTGTAATAAAAATAACAGTAAAAATAAAATGTATCTGTTAAGTAACGGGCAGTATCTTTACAAAGGAGTGTGTTGTGGTATGTTCGGACTGTGTGAGGTCAAAGGTGAGGACAATGGATTGGCAACCGACAACTGAAATGATAACTTGGGGAAAAGAACATTTGGGGGCAATACCCGTAGACGGGGTATGGTCACCGGAGGGTAGTGGAGTACAATATAGAAAGACGGCGGAGAATACTTTCGCACTTATGTTTATGTACAATCATCCCGAATGTGAAGTACACCATGAAAGGTATAGAGAAATAATTACAGCATGCGGGTATGATATGCTTGAAGGTGATGGGGTACAGAAGATTACTCCACCACTTGACCCTATGGCTAGAATGCAACAAGAGTTTGAAATGAAGCAAGAGCAAGCGAGAGGATGGTTATGTCCATCTTGCGAGTACCCTCTTGCTAACTGTGAACTTGATGAAAGGGAAGATGTATTCGTAGAAACTATAGATGCAGAACTCACTGGTGGAGATAGCACTGAGATAGAGATTTGGAGTTGTAACATTAAGTGTACTCAATGTGATGAAGAGATTAAAATGAATCCCGATGATTACCATTTAATTGCGGGCGACGAACACTACATGCGTTGGCGTGTTGATGATAGTCACCAATTCATGGCTCTCACAAGAGGGCAGATGAAAGAGATGCAAGACGCAGGTGTACTCAATGGAGAAGTTCTTGGTAGTATTCATGATGGAAAGAAAGTACCTCCGTGGATGTGGGGTATATATGCTATCAAGAGGACTATAACTAAGAGTGAAGAAGATGAGTAGTTTTGAAAGAAATTATTGGGAAGATGATTCAAAAGTAAAGAAGTGGGCTTCCGGTAAAGGGAAGGCTCGTCTTGCTTGGATAAAGTGGGCAGGTCGCTATTGGGTGGACTTGCGAATTCTTAGACGAGAAGAAGATGGATATACACATACTAAACAAGGTATAAGATTATCACCGGAACAAGTGAGAGAGATGCTTCCTGTACTCAATGAACTATTACAAGATATTGATGATAAAGTAGAGGAAGATGAGAGGCATGACGACAAGGATATATCATCTTAATTGGTATCATCCTAATAGAGTATGGGTATTCAATGATGGGGCTTTGAAAGGTGACCCACTTTACTATGGCTTTGAAAGAATAACTGCTAATTTACTTGAAAAGTTGGGTGCAGTAATGTATCGTAAAGCCCATCGTACAGGGTGTAAGTTAATTTTGTCCGATAGAGAAAAACCAAATACTTTCAAATTTAATTTAATATCTAAGGATAGAAATGGTGCGAAATACAGTAACGACGAACTTGGTGCAGGGTGGATTGAGAGTGAAGCCTTGATAGGTACACCCGATGTACTCTTTGTTGGAGTTGGGGTGGATTGATGTTACTTAGTAGAGCAATAGTATTAGTTTCTAAGATGCCTAAGTTAGATGTTAAAGACATCACTAAAGAAGAGGCATACGAACTTTGGGAGTTCTTAGATGAGGAAAGAAAATTACCGATAACAAAAACAAGACTGAAAATAAACTTAGCAAAGGAATGTGGAGTATTCATAGAACAGTTAGATGCAGTAGCCAATGGTGCTTCACTAGCAGAAGTATTGATTATGGAATCTTCCGATAGTAAAACAAGTAAATTAAAACTAAAAGAAATTAAGAGTATAATTCAATCAGTGACAAGTGATGAAGAATGGATAATACCATTTTGTCACACTATGGATATTACCGAGGCCGAATTTGTTTGGCGGTGGGCTTTGAGTGAGCGTTGGCGTTCACTAAGATACCGAATGAGAAAGTGGGCTAAAATTAATTCTAAAATTAATGATGATATAATTGGTACATTTGAAATGATGGATGTTATATTTGGGTTGAGAAACAAACATTCAGTTGAGCAACCTGTTACAGAATTTAAAAGATTACAAGCATGGAATGGTATTGACATACCCGACAAGTATTGGTTTGTCAATGACTGTGGTACGCTGATGTTCTTAGAGAACGATATTGCAAGGAACAGAAACGGTGAGATAAACCGAGAATACACACCACAAGTGCAGGGTATTGATTCATGTTGGTGTTGGGTGGATGTACTAGGCACGACAAGATTACATTCTACAGAACAGGATGTACCATTTTCAAATTACAAAGAGCCTATGAATATTTCATGGCATGAGGCTAACAAGATTCTTTACAATTATCCAAAGGGTGGCTTCTTAATTCTTAATGATAATAATTATCATTTGTACACTAAGGGTACTAACGCTTTGATTGTTCAAGCCTTGTCTGTAAGACAGATAAAAAATACAGGGTACGAATTTATTTTAGGTGTTAAAGATGGTATAGATGTTATAGATGTAGACAAGATGATGATAGAGAATCTACCGTTTGAGGTAGAGAGTGCGCTGAAAAGAAACAAAGTTCCTGTACAGAATACGCACACTAGTCATGATATACAGTTTTTAGTCATTGAAGTAGTGTACTCATGGCGAGCAGAAGATGGGTGGGGGTGGCGTTACATTACTACACTCGATGACGCATCCATCAATGAGATTGATGAGTACACTACTTACATATCTATGGTAGGTGTAGACAATGAGTGATACACTAAAGAACATAGGACTAGGTATTTTACTTTCTAAGATACGCTTCTCAGTATCAGTATCAAAGGTACACTTCGGATTCGGGTTTAGAGTTGACAAGTACATACAGTTAGACATTCAAGATGATAATACAAAGGCGGTTGTAAAACTATGGTGCGATGAAAATAATTTAACACTTAAATATCGTACCAAAAATAATGCAGATATACTCAAATGGTTGAGTGTAATAGAACCATACGCTGAATTGTTACACGATAAGAAAGGGTACAACCGTATGTTGTGGGTAATTGATAATCCTATACCTAGAGCAAACCCTTCTACACCTACAAATGTGTTTCATGATTGGGTCAAAAAATGGGATGATATTGAAAATGATATATAAACCAATTAAGAAATGAAGGTTGATGAAGATGAATTGGAACGAATTACTGCGACCTACCAAACCGGTAGAGATAGTAGGTAACAATGTCTTTGTCAAAGATTTCCAAGAATGGGAAAAAACGGGTGAGTACCCATCAGCCATACTGATACTTGGTCCTCCGGGTACAGGTAAATCTAGTGCGGCTAATGCGATAACACACACTATGCTAGGTCAATGGAATAACGATATGAATGTTCTGTGGACTAATGCTAGTGACGATAGGGGTATTGGGCATGTCCGACAGGAGATTAAACAATTCTGTCGGCTTAGTGGTATCAATGCGGTACGAAAGATAGTAGTCTTAGATGAGGCTGATGGACTCACCCACCAAAGTCAAGATGCTCTAAGGGGTATTATGGAGAAGTATGCACACAAGGTATTGTTTGTTTTGACAGCAAACTATCCCGAAAAAATTAAACCTGCTATAAAAAGCAGATGTAAGATATATCAGTTTACCCCTGTTACTCCAAAGGAAGGTGCTAGACATCTTCTAAGAGCGACAGAATCATGCGGCGCACCTGTTGTATGGGAACAAGCCTATGAAGATGTAGTAGAGCATTTCAATGGTGACTTGAGGGCGGCTGTAAACTATCTTGAGAGTAGACCAAAAAATCAAGAGTTATCTTTTATCAAAACCACCGAGGCATGGTGGGATGATTTCAAGTTACATGATGATTACAATTCTCTTAGAGAGAAACTTAACGAGAACATGGTAACCGCAGGTAGCCGTGTTTACTTTATGAATAAATTTCACCAATACATTAGAGGGTACTTTGACAAGGACTCGGACACTGTATTCGCTATCATGTCCGTTTGGGGCGACATGATGGAGAAAGTACATGAGTGGCCGGGAACTGACAATGCTTTCGTGGATGTGTTGGTGGCAAGACTAAAGAAACAAATAGGTGAAATGAAATGAGTTGGAAAGAAGAAGATGAATACATAGACGAAGAAAAGAATAGTGATACGACATCGCAGGGTGGTTTCCCTGTACCTGTCGCCCAAAGAATGGTAGCATACGCTGAAAGAACCGGTAAGAAAATCGAAGACATAAAACAGATATATATTGATTATATCAAAAATGAATACGGTGTAGAAGACTGGAAGCAAGAAGATGAAGACATTCTTATTGATTGGGCAGAACAAGTGTTTGTACAAACAAGAAAACAAACAGCAAGTACATCGGGAACATCTACATGGGTAGGTTGTTTCGTAGGTATGGCTGATAGAACAAAGGACAGGCTTACAAATATTGTAAATGCTAATGTAAAATTATTCAAATCAAATCCTGCCGAAGCAATTGGTACAGGCAGACTAGGTGTATATGAAAAAGACGGTGGCCTATGGTCAGTGCGTAATAAAGAAGGACTACAACCACTTGATGAGTCAGCAGACAATGAACCACAACATGGTATCAAAGTTGGCGATGAATATGTATGTTTACTTACTCGTAAAGGTATGCCGTCACCACCAACAAGAATGGGTAGATATGCTTACTTCTTGGGTGGCGAAGAAGGTGACTTTGTAAAGAATAGTAACATAGAAGTATGGAAGGTAGACTTAACTGATGATAACAACAGTATGCACATAGACATTGGTAGACCGTGTAAGATACCGGTTATACCTCCAAGAGAAGATGCTAAGGATTTCTTCAAAACAGTCTTGGGTACATACTCTAACTTTGAAATTAATTATTCGGATGAATTCGTGCCGGAAGAACTTAGACCATTACTTCAACCTGTAAACTACTGGACTAATGAAGAGTTCCATGACATGTATGTAAGACTTGATGACATCGAAGATGTCTTTGAAAGTAAGAAAGAGAAAACAACTATCGGCGGTAAAAGCGTTACATACGGGCCACTCATCATAACTAAGGGTACAATCAACAGTATGAACACTGAACCAAGAGATAGTGAGTATGACCCGGAGGGCTTCAATTACTTCATGTCACTCAGTAGTATCAACGGTGATGTAGACTGTTGGATTCCCGGTGCAGTTGGTATCATGTCTAATCCATTCCAAGCACATTGGGGAGAGCAAGCGTTTGACTATGCTGAAAACTCTACAGTGTTTGTCTTTGGTCGTCTAGGTATGAAAGACCGTGATGGTTTACTAAGTCCTAAGATTACAGTCATGGGTGTTTATGGACACCCTCGTAGATGTCGCAAGAGAGCAAGCGGTGGGAATACAGGCGTAAGTCAATTCGAGTGAGGTGATTAGATATGGCAGGGTTTGGACAGACAGTAAAGTTACAGCAAGAGATTGAAAAGGTCGTAGATGAGGTTGGGGTGCAGAAGCCCAACAACGACCCGTATGAATCATTAAGAGCCGAGCAAGAATCCATGAGTCACATAATTAAGACTCATAGTTTTGCAGGTATCTTTGGTTTCGATGGTACAGGTAAGTCAGCGATTGTACTTGATGCATTTGATAAAGATGAAACTAAAATAAATGATTCAGTGCTACATGCAGTAGATTTTGATAACGGTGTAGGTATGTTAAATTCCGCTATCTATGACAACCCTAATGTCATTTCATGGAATCCATGGAAAATGGGTAGTAAAGACAGGACAGCATACGATTATCCCGGTACACATCAGCGTGTTATGGACATCATGAAGTACATTATCAGCGAAGTAGAAAAGGGCGTTCCGGTATGGGGCGTACTTGTAAGTGGACTTGATTCATGGCTTGAGATATGTACCAACAACATGCGTATCATTGACTTAGGATTGGCTAAGGATGGTATTGATGCGGCAGATAATCGTGGTGCAGGTGAAGCAAAGCGTGTAGAGCGACAGTCCGATTGGGCTATCCGTAATACTCGGTTTCACCAACTAACAAAATTAAGTCGTGATTTAGTTAGACTTGGTGTTCGTGTCTATTGGGAAACTCACATGCGTTCAACTAACTTCTCTTACAAAGATGATGCACCTGTTGTATGGCAACCGGAGTGGGAGAAAAAGTCTAACAACTACTTACCTACATTGATTCGTATGGATGCTACTAATGAGTATAACGATGAGGATGAATTAGTATCTACTACATATACCGCTACATATACTAAGTGTAAAACTAATCCATCCCTTGTTAATCAAACTAAAACAATTATGGTAACAACTACAGGAGAAGAACCGAAGTGGTACGGTCTACCCGACCTCTACGACGGTACTCTATGATACTCTTATGAGGTGGGTTTAGTGAGTAATAAGTGTAAAGGTGTTTCATTCGACCACAAGGAAGTTTTTTTCGTTTGTTCTTCCCACACTTCCCCACTTCACAAGGTGATATAATGGCACATGTTAAATCAATGAGTAGTATTGCAAAGAAGTACATAACTAATATAATGGCTGATGGTGAAATGCGTAACTTAACACAGATTATTGATGAGTTGTATGAAACTAGAATTTCTAGTGCTAGTAGATACATACCCACAAGGGCTGAATTAAATAGATACTTGAGAAGTGAAAATTATTCAAGTGAAATCCGTAGAGAAGTACACCCATTAGCATTACCACACATGAGAAACAAAAGCCGTAAAACAACATACTTTTGGAGGGAATTAGATGACAAAAATAACTGTTAAAAGAAAAGAGTTCATGACATTCCTTACATCATTCGGTAAAGGTGTACCGGACTTACGAATCAACTGTGCCGGTGGCCGCCTCACTGTAGAGGTAGCATACGCTTGGTACTACTTGAGGAAGCAGTTTCTTACTGATGTCAATGAAGAAGGTACACTACACATCGCTGATTTAGAGAAAGTACTTTTATTCTTAAAGTCAAGTAATCAAGATGAAATCACATTGAGGCAAACTCAAGAAACTAAACCACTGTATATTGAAGGTGGTGGGAACAAATTACAACTACCAAGCACAGATGATATAGAGTCAGCGACAAAGACTGTAGTGATTAGAAAACTAATCAAGGAATCACAAGAAGCAGGATGGTCTAGTTTCGGTCACGCTTCACTCAGTACACACGCTTCTGTTGCCACTAAGGATTTGACATCTCTTGCCGGTATGAGAGGTTTGGTATCGAAAGATACACAATTCAAACTACGCATACATTGTGGTGAGAATGAGATGGGGATAGTAGCAGGTAAGGCTGTGAGTGGTCGTTTGTTCACCACGCTTCCTGTATGGGATAGTGATGGCCCTGCGGCTACAGTAGAATCTAATTTCAGTGAAAAACTACCTATGTGTTTACAATTCCTTGATGATGAAGATGCTCGTATGCATCTTGGTAAAAGCACCTGTGTTATATTTGAGCAGACTAATACTTTACTTATGATTGTAGATGAGAGTGATGACTGATGATTATTGATTGGTTCACCGATGACCCTTATGAGCCGCCTGTAATCTATGAGCGCACTCGTGGGGCTGATGGTGTACTACATGAAAGGTACATCATGAAAGGAGATGATGACTATGTTGTACCCCATTGTTGGGTAGCAGAAGATGCACCTAAATGGGTGATGAATAGATTGAAGGGTCACCATGCTAAGATTCATAATGAAATTAAGGCTAAAAGTATTGATGGTAAAGACCTTGTAAAAGTAACAGTACAACACCCTAACACGCTTTGGGAGATAAAAGACAAATGCCCTAAGTGGACTTATGAGGCTGATGTTAATTACTTAGACCAAATTCTACTTACTAACTATCCCGATAAGTTACCGGAGTTCAAACCTCGTATATGGTACTTTGACCTTGAATGGAATGCGGATGATACTGACCCATATACTACAGTCATGGCTGTATCGGATAACTTTAGTGAACACCCGGTAGTCTTTGCGTGGAGTGAAGAATCTATCCGTGATACTATTACTAAGACTGAATGGATTGATAGGTACAATGGGTATGAACTTAGGACATATCCTAATATACACAAAATGCACGAAGGCTTCCTTGACTATCTCGATGAGTGTAATCCCGATATGTTAGTAGCACACGCTATTGCTTGGGCTGACTTACCTCATCTTTACCATCAGTTAGGGGAACTAAGAGAAAGACTGTCGCCTGTCAAAAGACTGATAGCACCTAGCAAAAAGACTGGTGCATACAGAACTACGGCACAACCTATCAAGGGTAGACTGATATTCGATACTGCGGCACAATGGACAGACGGTAGTGGCTTTGAAGGGATATGGCAGAAGTCCGGTAGAGGACAGGCTCAATCCCGTAAGTTAGATTGGTTCGCTACTGAACTTGGTTTCGGTGGTAAACTCACAAATGACATTGAAGGTATGGATGTTTTCAATGGTTGGAAAGAATACTATGATGACTTCGTAGATTACTGTCTAGTAGACACTACACTACTTCGTGACTGTGATGAGAAACTTAATTGTATTTCATATCACATAGCGATGCAACAACTAGCAGGAGTATCATTCGGTAGTACTCACAAAGTCACTCGATACTTTAGAGGACTGATGGGTAGGCGTACAGATTTGAAAGCCCCATCATCTTACAAAGAACAAAGACCCGAACTACAGGCCGCATGGGTTATGCCTCCTGTAGCGGGCAGACATGAAGGAGTAGCATTGGTAGACTTTGCTTCTCTATATCCTAACATCATACTCTCCGCCAATCTTTGTTATACAACATTAACAGATTCGCCGGGCGAGAATATTTTAACAATTAAAGTTCCACCTAAGTATGATGATAAAACAGGCAACCCAATCCCCGGTACAGGGGGTACTTTCCACTGGAAACAGGATGAAATGGGATTGTTACCTTCTGTAGTAAAGGATATGCTAGACCTACGAAAGAAGTACAAATCCCTCATGCGTGAGGCTGATGATGCGGATACTAAACTAGGATACAATATGTTACAAATGGCTGTGAAGGTTGCTGTCAATGCAATTTATGGTATGACAGGAAGTAAAGTAATAGCGGGTCAATGGAGTAGTTATCCTATTGCTCAATGTATTACTTACTTAGGTAGAGAATCTATTACTATGCTTACTGAGAAGAGTGCAGAAAGAGGTTACATACCCTTAGCAGGTCATACTGATTCAGCGTACATCAAAGTCCCATTCGATAAAGCAGAAGAGATTGCTAACTATCTAACTGATATAGCGCAAACTGAAATGAACTTGAAGCATCTTGATGTTGAACTTGAGGCTTACTTCGACTATTGGCTTACTGCTTCCGTAAAGAATAGAAACTTCGGAGTTAAAGTATGGCCTAAAGATGAAGCAGGTCAATTGAAGGTGACAGGCTTCTCAATTATTGCATCGAGTTCATCACCTATATGTAGGAAAGTCCTCAAAGAAGCATTCAACATCATCGCTACAGGTAAAGATGAAAATGATGTATGGGATAAAGTAAGACCTATAGTAAAATCAGTATACAGTGGAGAAGTTTCTATTGAAGATGTAAGTGCTTACGGGCGATTGTCTAAACATTTAGATGAATATCATCCGAGTCATACACCTATGACCGCTAAGGCGGCTATGTATTCTAACACGCACCTTGATACTGATTATGGTAAGGGTGAGGGTATCAAGTGGGTACACATAGATGGTGTACCGGAAGGACAACCACCGTGTAATGTAATAGCCTATGATGATGTATCTCAACTCGAAGGTTATGAGATAGATTGGAGTACCATCGTGGACAAGTCAATTACTAAGAAATTGAAACTTGTCTATGAAACATTAGATTGGGATTTAAATAGATTAACCGAGAGGCGGATACCTAAGAAATACTGGTGATTAAAATGAATGAAAAAATAATGAAAGAGTATACAAAATTACCATCAAAAAAAGAAATTTACAATTATTGGAGTGAAAGCCCTTTAATGGACTCATTAAATATTCAAGCCTTTGATGGGGAAAATAAATCTTGTATGGCTTGTGGTTGTAAAGGGAATATTGACCGAGCGCATATAGTTGCTAAATGTAATGGTGGTTCTTTTCAGCCTTCTAATATTCATTGTCTATGTCAAATATGTCACAAATTAAGTGAACATTTAGAAGGCACAGATTATTGGCTTTGGATTGCGATAAAATCAACATTATATTCATACGGAACAGATATGACAATTGAACTGGATTGTGTTTCTTCCGAAGACGAAACACTAAGACCGTATCCTTACGAAGCAGAATATCCTCAAAAATTAATAAAATATAGTAAAGAGTATACAGAACTATCTATGCTTGAGTGTTGGGGTAGGCGACAAGAAATATCTTACTTCCATTTAATGAAAATTACACCAATAATTTTTGATATTAATTACCCTCTTATGTCACATATAGAAGAGGTTTTAGAAATACAAGAAGAAGGTATTCATAAATATTTGGCCTCTCTATTAAAAGGTACTATGGATTTTCGGGAGTTGGAAGTATGAAATGCAAAACCCCATTAAGATGTAGGCCCGAATTTGAAGGTAAAATTAACTGTAAAAGATGTACAAAGGAAGCGAAGGTTGAGGCTGAACAATTTTTAGATTTAATTGATTGAGGTGATAAGATGAGTAAACATGAAGATGAAGTGTGTAAGAAGATACTGATGAGAGCCGAAGTAGGTAAAGCCAAGTATGGTGTGACTATGGAAAGAACAGACTTAAACATTGTAGAATGGCTTACACATTTACAGGAAGAACTGATGGATGCGGCAGTATATGTTGAGCGTCTTATTCAAGATTACAAAAAATACGCACACAGGAATGAGATTATAGATTTACTAAAGGAGTTGAATGATTGAGATACAATCCCAATGGTGATGATAGTCGCCCTAAGATAGAAGATTACCTAGAAGAAACAGGTAATGTAGAACAGGCTGAATCTTACAAGCGTAGTACATACGCATGGAATCCTAGCCTACAAGATGGTTCTATTCTAAGAGTAACTAAGTCAAGCATAGGTACATTCGGTTGGTGTCCACAGCAGTACTACCTTGAGAAGTTCAAGGGGTTGCGTGGGGAAACAGTAGACCATCACATAAGAGGACTCAATGTTCACGATATGATGGAATGGTTTTGGGCTAACTTCACTAGAGAACAAGAAGATTCAGTGTTAAATTTAATTCATGAAGGACAGGAAAGAGAAGCGATGAAATTGTTTTTCAGTTCTGTCCCTGCCCCTCCTTCGTCTTATGAGTTCGGTGAAGACGAGCAAATAGAACAATGGTTGCGTTGGCAGTTCTTACGACTGAAAAGCACTGACGGTAGGTATTGGCGACCCGTTGGAATAGAAGCCAACATACAGGCTACACGCTTTGTAACAGTAGAGGGTGAGCAAATTCCAATTCACATGAACGGATTTATAGATTCTCTTTTCGCTACTGGTGAGGGTGGTTTTGCCCTTATGGAATTAAAAACTGGTAAGTACAATAAGTATAAAGTTACTTCGATGAGGAAGGAAATGGCATTTTACAAGATGATGTTAGACCATAGTCCTCATCAAGAATTTCTTCCTATTACACATTGGGGATGGGAATTCCCCGGTGGCGGTATTAACGGTGGTGTCGGACCGACTATCTATTATGAAGATGTTAGAAAAGTTGGTGCAACAGAAAAAGATTTAGTTAAATTATTGAAAGCCCACATAGATATGGAGTTTCCACCAACTCCTTTCTTGGGTAGATTGAAAGAAGGTATTCCATTAGAACAACAGAACTTAAAATGTAATTGGTGTGGTTATCAAGAACATTGTGAGTTTTGGTCACTAACGGATGAAGTATTAGATAAAATAGAGGTATAAATATGAATGCAGGTATAGAATTGATGAACGCAGTATTGAATGATTATGTAGGGGTACTTAATGTAAGTGTTAAGATACATCTATCAAAAGGATTGAGGACAAGTACATGGGATGTAAAGACCATGCGCCAAACTACTTTAGATGAGTTTGGTATGGAAGGAGAAGGATTTGAAAAGGTGAAACATCCTAAGCAAGTAAACTATCATTTACATCCTAGTCTTTTAACGGTTGAAAACATAGTTGATACATACAAAGAATTGAAAGAAGATTTAGACAAAAAGATATTTTCAATGAGGTGATACTATCGCTTTTGTGCCAATAGACTTCCCTCGTGAAGTCCTAGAATTACCAAGTAGTGGTGCTAGAGGTTGGCGCAGAATAGTTCATAATGCTGATGATTTAGAAAAATATTGGCGAGGCAAAAACGGTAGCGGTAATGTATACTTTACGGCTTATGGTTACACTGAAACTAAAGCACCAAAGCATCACAGGGTAGATTATAACACCCCGTTGATACATCATTTTGTTATGGACTTTGACTGTAAAGATTTCAAAAGTGGTGGTGAAGATGTTGAGTTTGAAAAACCACATGAAGAAGTAAAGAAGTTACATAAGTTACTACTAGAAGATGATATATTACATTACATTTGGTTTAGTGGTGGTGGCTTTCATGTATGGATACCACTCAGTGAAACTATTAGTCCTAAGAATGGTAATGAATTATCAAGAGTAAAACACTCCGGTAGAGTTCTTATCAACTCATGGGAAAAAAAGATAGGTATGTTACGATGTAACGACCCTACTGTAGCATTCGATACTAGTGGTATGATTCGTATACCTAACTCGTATAATGCAAGAAGAGAATGTTGGTCTATCCCTTTGAGTGCTGATGATGTACTCAATGGTGATTTTGATTATTACATGGACATGGCACAGGAGAGTCAATCCGGTTACAAACCGCTAGGACAAAATAAATTAGAATTTAAAGTAATACAAAGTAGATTAATGACTATGAATGATGTTAAGCCTATTGAAATACCAACGGTGTACTTAGATGACATAGTAATTCTTCCTTGCTTATCTCAAGCCGCATTAGGTGGCGGTAATCCTACTCATCGTGCTAGATTTCATTTAGCATCATACTTAGCAGACAGATTTCGTATGTTCTTTCCTGCTTGGAAAATTTCAAATGAAGAAAAGAAGAAACATGCGGGTATAATTTCTAAATTTTGCGGAGGGCAGAATTGGGTTGACTACAATAAAGATGTAACTGAGCATCAAGTTACAAGCATAGTCATGGCGGGTTACCCTCACGCTACATGCACTACGCTTTATGATGAAGGATTTTGTATTGGTAAATGCAAATTCTATGATGGAAGTGGAGATTGGAGTGAATAAACATGAGTAATATATTTGATAAGTATTTTGAAAAGAAACACACGATACATGCTAATAAATGTAGAGTATGCAGAAAAGGACTATCGAGGAATAATTTTTCGGGTAAAACTATGGTTTGTAAAACATGTTATGATGATAAAGAAAAGTTACCGAAAGAGTTTTTCTGTAAGGCAATCAGTAAGTCAACAAAGAAAAGATGTAAACAAGTAGCAATAGATACAGATTATTGTACAATTCATAAAAAACAAGGTGAAAGTAATGGTGAAGATTGATTTAATAATAGATAGTAATGAAAGAGGAATGTTCTGTGAAGCCGTTGAAAGACGGGCTAAGAGCGCAGGTATGACAGTGATAAGACAACCATTAGTTGTAGGTGACTACAAACTCGGTGGTGCGTTAGTAGAGGCTAAAAGCGTAACAGACTTTTACCAATCAATGTTTAGTGGTCATCTTCAAAGACAGTTAGATAACATGGATGCCAATTATGAAAGATTCTTCATAGTAGTTCATGGTGAAATATCCAAACATGCTAAATTCATACGAGAACGATTTAACGCTAACATTCCCATATCACAACTACAAGAAACATTCACTGGTTTTATGGCTAGAATTATGGCTGATTTTGATTGTCAAGTATTCTATACTAATACAATAAGCGAAGCGGCACAGTTTGTAGTAAAGTTACATGATAAACTTCACAAACCCGCTAGTAGACATGGGGCGCATACTATTCGTAGAGTGGGTAGTAACGACTTGCGACTGGATGTAGTGATGACTATACCGGGTGTAGGGCGTGAGTTAGCAGAAAGATTACTTGAGAAATGCGGTAGCATAGAAGAGATGTGCTTTCCCGATTCACTGAAACAAATAAAAGGACTTGGCGAAGTGAGAAGAAATTTAATTATTAAAGTATTAACAAGTGAAGAAGAAGTTCGACAGGAAAGGAAGGTAAGGCGAAGTAAATGATATATAAACCAATTAAGAAATGGAAGATGATAGAATGAATTATAAAAATTACCAAGCGATAAAAAAGTTTGAAACACTAGAAGCATACTTACACCACTTTTCTCTAACTTCAATGAAGAATGAAATACCGGGTCTACTTTCCTTTTTCTACATCCAAGGTCAAGCATTACTACCGTATGTAAGAATACCTACGGGAGATTCACACCTTGACCCTAGAGTGCATGTATTTTGGATTCAACCTTCAAGGACAGGTAAATCTGTTGCATGGAACTTTATTGGGGATGTAATGAATAACGCTGACCTAGACTATGAATTTTATTCTACAGGCACAGATGCGGGGTTGATAGGCTCTAACAAACCCATACTTGATGAGAAGAACAAACCTACAGGTGAAACTGAAAAAGTCAAAGGTTTACTTGAAGGGCGAAAGGGGTTGAATGTAGATGAAGGTTCAATTATTCTTAACCCCGGTAAACATTCTCAAGAAACAGTACTTTACCTTCAAACCGCATGTAACGCAGTAGGTAGTGGTGGGAATGTATTAACTAAACCTATGAAGGGAGATATAATTAGATGTGAATCTTTAGTTTCACTTTGGATTACTACTTACCCACCAAAAGGTGTTAAAGAATATGTACTCACTAAAGGTATCTTTCAGCGTGTATTACTTTACTGGTCACATTGGGATATGGATATGAGGCAAGATGTAAGTAATACAAGACTTGGAACTTTTTGGAAGAAACCTGTTCCAACAGATTTAACTAAAGATGATATCTATGATTATTTTAAAAGTACAGAAAAGAGAGTAAGAGATAGACTACTTAATCTTGCTGAAATATCATTTACAGTATGGGATTCAATGAGTCGTGATGAGCAAGAAGAAGTAGCACAACAATATATGTGGGATATGTTTACTGCTGATGATGATTATCAAACTGCTCTCTATCAAGCATCCGATGAAATATTCGATTTACTTAGAAATATGTCGGCGAGTATGTCCGAGATTGTAGCATCTTTCACTCCGGCGGTAGAAAATTATCTTGGTATCATATCTTTACACATGGCGGTATTAGACCAAAAATGGAAGATAACCGCTAAACATGTTGATATGGCATTTGATATATTGATAGACTTATTTAAAAATCTAATATCTTGGTTAGAAGATTCAGTAGAAATTGGCGGTAACAAAGGTAAGGAAAACAAAATCCATGAGGATATGATTAAGGTATATAATGAATGTACAGGCTATGAAATTGAAGGTCAAGGTGATGGTTGGAGAAGGCAAGCATCGTTACACCATCTGTATATGTCTAATGTAGGAGTTTCAAAAGCAACGGTTAATAGGCACTTCAAAGATTATGCAAGTAAGTTGTTTAATCGTAAAAAGTCGGGTCAAAGAGTTTATCTCCGTAGAAAGGGTGCGAATAACCATGAGTGACATTTTAGCATTAGATATTGAAACGAGTAACTTCTCTTGGGAGATAGGTGGTTGGGATAAAACTGCTTCCTTTGACCCCTCAGTAGTTGCTACTTGGGATGGCGATGTAGGTACTATATATTGCAACAAAAGTTTAGATGTAGATGCTACAGTAAAGGCATTACACCCTCGTACACTCGGAGAAGATTTAGCAGACCATGTAGAGAAAGGTGGTAAAATCATAGGCCATAATATAAAAGGATTTGATTTACCTGTACTTAGAGATGCATTAGATTGTTGGACAGCCGGTGACTTGTTAGGTAAGAGTGAAAGTATTATTGATACTAAGCATCTAGTACAAAGGGCGGCGGCAACTATTGGTAAAGTAGATACATCTTTAGGAATATTAGTAAAGACCACTTTAGAGGACAACAAGTTAATGAACAGTGAGGATGCACCTATAGCATGGAGAGCAGGACAATACGACGATGTTGCTAAATATTGTTTGAGTGATGCACAACTTACATTCGATTTGTATAATTTTGGTAAAAGCGAAGGTTATGTAAATTCGAGAAACTTAGAAACAGGCAAAATAAATAAAATAGAGGTAGATTGGTAATGACAGAAATTGGAGAAAGTAAGAAAAGTAAAGCACAAATACATAATATAAGGGCGGCAAAAACAGTAGCGGAAACTGTAAAATCTACTCTTGGACCTATGGGAATGGATAAATTAATGTTAGACGGGCATGGAAATGTGATAGTCACCAATGACGGTGCTACCATATTGCGTGAACTAGATGTTTCTCATCCGGGTGGTAAGATGATTGTAGAAGTTGCTAAGACTCAAGAAAGTCTGTGCTATGATGGCACTACAAGTACGGTTATTTTTGCAGGACAATTGTTGGCTAACAGTGAAGCATTGTTTGAGCGTGGGTTACATCCAAATGTAATATGTCGTGGTTATCACGAAGCAACTCAAATGGCGATAAAGTATCTTAACACTGATATTTCTCAATCAAGTAAGAAGAGAGATGTATTAGTTTCAGTAGCAAAGACCGCTATCACAGGTAAGACATTAGAGAATGCAATAGATACAGTAGCGGAACTGTGTGTATCAGCAGTAGAAACTGCCGGTGATGCTGAAAGCGTAAAGGTAGTATCATTCCCCGGTGGGTCACTTGATGACTCTTATCTGTATAATGGTGTTATAGTAAACAAAGACTATGTGTTAGATGGAGAAGACGATTATACAGATATTCTACTTATCAATACAGGATTAGAGAATGAGAAAAATGAGGACAATGTACAAGTTCAACTTGATGCTAAGTCATATCAAAGTTACAAGGCATCCGGTAAAACAAATCTTATTTCTCTTGCTAAGAATATAGTCGAAGCATTACCTAAAGGTGGTGTAGTATTTGTTCGTGATAAAGTGAATGACCATGTATGTGCGTATCTAAAGAAGAATAACATTATGGTAATTAGACATACACCGGAGTCCACTCTTAGAGCATTATCAAAGGTTACTGATAGTGTTGTATGTCAAACACCCGAAGAAATTGAATCATCAAGCAAAGCAACTATTTCAAGACAGAAACATAACGATGTTTGGTATTTGTTTGTATCTAGTGATAACAAACATAGAGAAGCATCATTAGTTCTTCGTGGCGCAACAAGTCATACACTTGATGAAGTAGAGAGAGGATTCGATGATGCGCTTGGTGTAGTATCTTTAGTGTTAAAGAATAACAACTTTGTAGTGGGCGGTGGTATCGCATACGCTCGTATGGCGGCACATTTGCGACAACATGCGGCTCAAATAGGGGGTAGAGCGCAGATGGCAATAGAAGCCTTCGCTGATGCTCTTGAGGTAATCCCTGCTACCATATCCGAGAATGCCGGACATGACCCACTAGATACCATACTTGCTATGCGACATGAAATACTGCGTGGTAATACTGAATATGGACCGGATGTAGAAGATGGGGGAGTTGTAGACTTAGCATCAAAGGGTGTCTTTGAGCCTACTGAACTTGTCCGTCAAGCAGTACTGAGTGCGAGTGAAGTCACTAACTCTATTCTAAGAATAGATGACATAGTAGCAAGAAGGCCGTTGGAGTGATTAATATACCGGGTAAGAAAACTGCTATATTATGTCCTAAATGTAAAAGAAAAATGAAAAGAGTTTATGAAAAAATGAAGAACAAATTTACAGGAATAGGAAATCGTTGTAGAGATTGTAACCGTATATTCATTGATAGTTGATTGTATGGGTCGTCTACTTGATAGGTTGAAAGTCAAGTGTAGAGCCTGTAGTCACAGGCATATAGCACGAAGATTATCGGCTCGCTATCTTGATGATGATAGAGAAAGAATTACTTTACTTCAATGTCGTAAGTGCGGTCACTTTTGGCAAGACTCGGCCATGAAATAAAATAACAGTGAAAGTATTATGAGAATATTTTTTACTACTATTTTTTGATTGGGGCTATATTCACTGTAAGCGAACAAAGGTTGGGTCAGTAGCATGGCTTACTGTACATACAAATCTACCATAACCACCATCAGCGTCAGCAGTATCACCTATTGCTGATGTAGTAGAGTTAGTTAGAGCAAATGTACCTGTATTAGAACCATGAGTATTTTTAATTTCTATAATATATCCCGCAGGGAATGGACCGCTTGTAGTGATAGTAAATGTACCTCCGGGTGTAAGTACAAGTACATTAGCATCGGTTGATGTGAGGTCAATACTAGTAGCAGTACTTGTAAGTACACGGTCAAACACTGAACGGGTAAATCTTGCGGCGTGAGTGGCACTAAAATATAACACATCTTTTGTGTTATCTCCTGCTACAGTACTACCAATTTGACCACCACGACCCATCCACATACCACCTAATCTAGTTGCTGAGAAGTTACCCGCACCTATTCCGGTATGAAAAGCGTCTAAATCTGTGTGTGAATCTATTGCATCAGTAGCACCAACTGCACCTATTACAACAGGTGTAAAGTAAACAGGTGAAGGTCTAACGAATATTCTTTTATCATTTACCTCACTTATGTTTACATTTAAATCCCCACCACTACCACTGTGTATTACTCTTAAAACACATAAGACTACACTGTGGTCATTAGTAGAGGCGGATGGGGCATTCAAGAAGGCATGAGGTGTTACAGGGTACAAGTTAGTACTTACCGTACTTGCTGTTCCCATCTCCATCTTTACATGATTAGTACCGGAATCGGCGCACAGATACACAGTAACTAATGCTTCTTGACCGCTAGATAATGCTGTATTACTACCTTCTGTGTTTGCTTGAGTAATAGTGTATGTAGCACTACTACCCACACCACCGGCAAATGAATATACTAGACCATCTAATACAGCGTGACCACCTGTTACAGTAAATGTATTATTACCAGTTCTCTCACAGATACCGGGTAAATTCTCCGGTTGTAATCTATTACTCGCCCCTTTAGCCGTATCTTCTTCTAATATGATACCGTTTCCGTGTACCCCTTCAAGAAGATTAGTTAGTGTTGGTGAAGTAATATGGTCACCATCTGCTAAGCCATCTACCGGTTGAGCCGTTCCGCTAAGCGTCATGTTATGATTTGTATGCCCCGATAATGGATTTCCTGTCATTATATCACCTCTAAACTTATTTCTATTTTAACTTCGTTTTGTGTTGTTTTGATTAATGGTCTTGTGTTGTATCTTGCTATACAAGAGAATACACCGTTTGAATCTTTACTTAGTAAGACTACTTCTTTTATTGTATCTGTAAATGCATCTGCAATCGGTAGACTTGCCTCTACCAGTAAAGTAGTATCATCTACTATAGTAACTATAGGTGTTAAAGTAATAGCAGGTCTTCCTGCACCCCCATCATCATTAGTAGCAGGTGTTCCATCAAATCCTAATACTAATGTATTAATTGACGATTGTAATGTATTTAGTAATGTAGATTTTATTCTAGTTGATACGGGCATTATAATCACCTTCTATTTCTTGTGTTTTATTCATACCAATAGGTAAACCACTCTTCCCTATTTGGCCTCTTGTGTTGTTACCTTTAACACCACCTATAAGGAAAGCAGTTGTAGATACTATTCTTTCACTTACTCTTACTACAGTTTTTATTTGTATTCTTCCAAACATAGTAATATTTTCTTTTAAGTTTTGAATAAAAGAATTCGGATTAGTTTCATTACTCTCCATACTTATTCCCTCATTTATTCCTTGTAATATACCCTCTAGTCCGGTATCAATAGTCAAAAGAACTAAATCAGCACTCCTTCTCAAAGGATGATGCACTACCTCAGTAACTATATGTTGAGTACCACCATAATCAATTGCCATGCCGGGTCTTAAATCATTTAAATTAACATGACCTTGACTCGTTATCGAGCCACTTTCTAAAGAATTAGCACGAAGTATTTGTCTACCAACTCTTCTAGCAGCCATAGTAGTGTTTACAGTTGCATCAAAGATTGGTTGCCCTTCTATTACCTCACCATTTACTCCGCTTTGTCTATCGGTATCATCTAGTGTTACAATTACAGAATCATTCAAAGCAAGGGGTTTACCTTGAATTGTAATTCTGTTAGGTATGTTTGCTACTTTGTCACTAGATTGAGAGCCAGTTTTCATATTTGGGTCTACATAAATATTCGATTCGCTAAAACTTATCGGCACATAAATCATATTACCAAATCTATCTAACATAGTCATTCTTGTATCATGCCTACCAAGGAATCTTAACGCTGACATAATATTTATTTTATTGAAATCTTTTGCTACAAATCTATTAGAGTGTTTTCTATCATCACTTTTCTTACTATTTGTTTTAGATATGTTAAAACTCGTAAGGCTACTGTTTGTAATTGATTCACCTAATTTTATTGCTAAATCAGTAGTTCTAAACCCGACATCAATAGGTTGACCTAATCTAACTTCGTTACTATTGAATCCTATATCGGAAAGTGATTTGTCTTTCATATTAGTCAAATTGATTTTATTACCATCTACGGTAGAAGGGAGAAGTCTTTCACTTTGTGCGTGTGCATTATACAGTAGAGAAGGTAAATTGGTTGATGAAATAATTTCAGCGTTAAAGAATGGAATTGCTGTCGAAGAATGTCCATCTCCGCCTTTGTATAATAGTTCAACAAACGATTGTCCTTCGACGATTCTAAATGTAGTATCGGGCATGATTTGGATTTCTTGATAATATTTATCCGCTTTGTATAATACATTATTACTTTGACTTTTATTTATTTTAGTAAAATGTACAGCGTTATCTACAAACACCGGTTTACGAACATGTTTCATAATATTGGAAAAGGTTTCAGTTCTCCCATCGTAAATATTTTTAATCAACCTACCCACTCAATCAACTCCCGTCACCCGTATGGTCACCATCATTAAACGATACATCACCCTTATGTCCTTTAGGATGAAGGGACTGACTGAATCTTGGTTGTACAGTAAAATCTTTTCTTGTAGTTTTAGTACCATCTTCATTGATAGTTTTCTTTCTACTTACATCAGCCCTGTAATGCTGTAATGTATTTTCACTAATTACTACTCTTCCTACAGTATTATTCATCGAGGGTATTCTTCTTACTGTATCTGTATATGTAATACCCTTTGTATCTATATCCGATAAAGTAGGATTGTTTCCTTTTAGTATCAATGGAGTGTGTGCTAGAGTATTATTGTAAATAGGTGCATAAGGTGGGTTGGTATCGGGGTTAGTTGCTCTTAGATAGAAACCTGCGGATGCTCTAGCATTAGGCATATCATAAGCAAATATACCGTACTTACCACCTACGGTAAGTTGATGAATACTCATACTACTATAACTCGCTACATACTGTGGACTACCGGCATGTAAATTCATCGCATTAAAAAATTGTACACTTAAACTATTTATTTTTCTAATAGGTCTTAACATCAGTGATATTTCTCTTTCTGTTTTATTTGCATCCGCATTGTATATTCCTGTAAAGTAAGGATTTGGAGATTTATGTTGAGTTGAACCGCTTATATTATATTTGATAGAAAGGTAACTTTCCCATTGTAAAATTTCATTATCTGTAAGATGCCTGTTAAATTTAATAACTTCTGCGACTTTTCCAATAAGAGCAAATGTTGAACCGGAACCGGTGTCATTTATTTTACCTACTTGACTTGCCTCATCTGTATTTTTGTAATAATTAGGAGTAGCAGTTGCTACTTGTGTACCATCAACTCTTAATGTTTGGGCGGTTACAGCACCACCTGCACCATTACCACCTTCAATAAACAAAGTAAGAATATTTGGTTGATTAACTACGGCACTTCCCGTTGCGGAGTTTATATTATTCCAAGAAGAACTTTGACCGACCCAAAACTCCCATCTATTATTACTACCGGTCATATTAGCATATATGTTGTAGCCTTTTCTACTAGCCCCAGTGAAACTTCTACTTTCAAAACCTACTTGATAATTATTATTATCATTATTAGTACACATAACAATAAAAGTAGTAAATTCATTAGTATTCAATTCAGCATCAAATGATTTTAACAATACATCATCGGTGGCGAAATTGATAACAGGCTTTCCATTAAAAGCACCATCCGAAGCAATATATGTTGGTTGGTCGGTAGTAGTGGATTGGGTAAAATGTCTATTATTACCACTTATATCTTTCCATTCTGTAACATTAGCACCGTTAGTTAGTTGTAAACTTTCCGAATTAAGCCATAAAACCAAACCACTTGACGGTAATGAACCCCAATCACCTAATGATACGGGTGCAGAATAGTTTTTCAATTCTAATATATTAGTGCCACCAAGATTCTTAAACATAGAAGCGTTATTGAAATACCAATTAAAAGCACCTGCTGATTTGTAACTTGTAGATATTTCATTAAGTTGAGTTTGAATGTAAATATTTCGTAATATTCCTCTTTGTCCAACTTGATAATTAGTATGTAAACTATGCGCCTCAGTAGTTATAATCATAGCATTATTATCTATACCTTCAAAGTTCTCTACATCTAAACCTATCTTTGGACTACTTCTACTAACTACATCTGTATATGGAGTATTCAAATATAGAGTATTAGGTTTTTGACTTAATTGCCTATGGCTTAAAGTTGCATCCGGTTTCAATAATCCATAATCATCTATATTTAATCTAGCACTTATACCTCTTGGTACTTCATCTGTACCTAACACTGTATTTTTAGGTCTTATGTATCCATTACCAATATTTGGTTCAGCAGTATTATGCGAAAGCACTGCACCCTTTGAAGTAGGTACTTTACCCGTAACAACTTGTGTAGGTAATTCATCTAAAACATCTAAAGGTCGAAATATATCATTAATAAAAGATGTAGGCGGTCTAATACCTCTTCCGTTACCTTCATCACCAACTCTTGTTGGTCTTTGCGGGAAATAGAAATCAACTATTTCATTTTGTATACCGGAATTAATTGCGTTATAACTACCTACTTGAGAAGGTATTGTATCATAAGGGGCAATAAATGGATTGCTTGTGGTGGCTGAAACATCTAATTCAAACACCACATGCTGAGAACTGCTACTATCATGCGGATGTATTATTTTCTTAAAATTATAAAATGTATGCCCCATATAAAATGGATTGTACGGATGGGTACCACTCCCGTAAAGAAATTTATTTACTATGACTTTTTCAGCATTTGCTTCCTTTGATGACCAAGCCGGACTAATTCCAAATCCACGAACCGGCATTCTTCTAACATCTTCACCACGAGTATTACCCCACCAATCTATAAGATAATATTGTGATGCAAGTGCTACATCAAGTATACCATGTCCATAACCATCACCTAACCACTCTCTTCTTATGTGTGGTTTATACAATAAATTAGTTTCTGTATTAGCAGATAAATCGGAGTTGTTTCTTAAAGTTCTTACAGGACATCCAAACGGTCTTGTCATACGCATACCATCGGAGTATCTTGTAACTTTACCGTACTTGTTGAATACATTACCTCCTAAAATATTTTCCATACCAGCAAAATTTGTTTGTCTTTCTAATATACCTACATAAGTTGTATCAAAGGTAGAATTACCACCCGATGGTGAACTTTTACCACCGGCATATATCCAAGTACTAGTACGATGTCTACCTTCTATCAAAGGACCATGTTTGTAATCATTACTTCCACCACCTGCACTAACAATACCTTCTTCTAAATATGCCCTCATACCATACCAAGCCCATCGAGGTTTGTTGTACGGTTGCCTTAATCCGAATCGGTAACCAAATGGTCTTGGTCTTGTATTTGGCATATCACCGCTTGTATAAGATGACCAACCGCTTAATGATTGTTCATAATCTTCAACATCAACTCCGGCATTTACATCGTAAGAACCATCATCACCATCATCGTGCCATATAGGTCCTCCATCATCTACAGCATAAGAAGTCGGTAACATCCAACTTGTAGATACATAGCCAAATCCATCTAGTCTACTTACTATCGGTCCACCTCTACTTCCACAAGGCCAATAATTGTATAGTTGAATATTCATACTGGGTTTATCATAAGCACTAGAACCACCTTGGTCACGATAGGAATTACCTGCACTATCTTTACCGGTAACACCATTCATACCATCTCCTATACCACCAATCATAACGGCTGAATTAACTGTAATTTCATTTGGTGTAGTTTCAAATACATTGATAACCGTAGCCGAAGTAGCAACTGCACCATTTACTGTATACATTCTACCATCTACTGATATTCTGTCACCATCACTAAGGGCAGTGCCGGTGTTAGTTGTAATAGTGTTAGTTCCATGAGATGCTACTAACCTGTTAGTGGCTAAAGAAGTAATAATTTTTGGAGTTTGTATGTCTAATGCAAATGGACCAAGACTCGCATAATATGTACTGTCGTGATAGTGTATGGTTTCAAATGTAGTAGGCATGTGGTTAGGTGTTGATTTTTCAAAATCATAATCCGTTAAACTAATACCCAAATAAGGTGACCAAGAACAAATAAATGAATCGGGTAAATGTAAACTGTTAGTATCTCTACTACCCTGTAATGTCTGTGGAAGTGTTCTTGTCATAATACTTCTTTCGGAATCAGTAAATATTTCAGTAGCATTTCTACTTATATCATTTTGCTTAGTTAGACGCAGTATAGTTCCCGCAGTAAGATTACTTACGAATCCCGCAGGTGGGCTTGATAGATTGATAAATTTATGTCTATTCATAGTATTTGATGGTGAAGCGGCAAAGCCACTACGGGTAGACCAATTAGAGGTTCGCCTTACACCGTTTGCATCTATGTAGTAAATCATTTCACCATACATTGGCTCTATCGGGAAATCACTTGCATCATCAACTGTAAGAACATTACTACTTTCACTGATAAATGCACAATTAGGATTTAGACTTATACTTCGTAATACTTCATCATACATATTAGGATGAGTACTTGGGTAACCTGCAAGAGTAAGTTGCGCCCCTATACTTCCGGTGTTTGCTCTTATGAATAAATAATAGTTATCTAATCTATGATGGCTTAAAAATCTAAATCCTTTTGCGCTATTGCTACCCGTAGTTATTGTTGGTTTTTGTGGATGGACTATAGACCACCACGGTATGTTAGTAGTCATACCCGGCGTAGATTGTACAAACATTTGTGGATGATATGGTAATGACTGACGAGTAAAAGCCGGTGCTTCTGTACCTTGAACACCAAATGGATTGTAAGTCATTAAGTTAGGTATATTAGTAAATTGTCCACCGTGGTCGGGGTCGTGGTCTAACATAACTTCGTTAATCATAACCTCACAACCTCTTACATCTGCCATAGTAGCATTAGCGAGTACTAATGCCATACCACCTGTTGCAGTATCTAATTCACGAATACCAACAACTAATGCGGTTTGCTGACTTGTTAAATTAATTACACTACTATCGGGTAAATTGTTATTTGGACCATTTTCATGGAAACCAACAAGTTGACTAGAAAATACATTAGGTTGAATAATAATTTGATATGCACCCACTTTACTAGGGTCGGGGAAATGTTTGTTGAATGTATTTCTATACCCTGCCCTCAATACTATGGTATGACCACCTTGTTTATTGATAGTACCCGCTTCACCTTCGCTTGCTAATATACCGTAACCATCGTGCTTTATTTTTGTTTCAAACATTAATGTAAACGCACCGCCATGTATATCACTTGGTCCACTTGGTGTAGCGGTTATACCACCAAATACCATTAACGGGTCATATACTGCAAATTGGTCGGATGTTGCACTTGGAATAGTTGCTCTACTAAAATGCCCATCAATCAATAATTTTTCTTTAACTCCTAAAGTAGCGGTTCTACAAGCCTTGTGTTTATGATATAATCCTTGATATGCAGGATGCGCCCAATGACCCGGCATAACAGCCATAGTAGCATTTACAAAGTGATGTCCCATTCTTGGTACAGCCATAGGTGTTAAATTCATACCTTCAAAATAATCTATTAAAGAGCCATCAGCACCACCTTCAAATCTATAATATGCTATTCCATCAGTTTCCCCCGCTAATAATTCATTATAAACTTCACCTAAACCTATCTTAGATTGCCTAATAATTTGATGTTTAGCATCGGGGCTATTACCACTTACTTCTGCATGGTCACGCAATCTTCTAGCGGCATAAAATCTAGTATTACCTGCGGGTACAGGGAATGATGGGTATATTTTGACATTAGAATATGTAATAGTTGGTAAACTAGCAAAGTCAATATCTTCTATATTTTCATCATTTTTATAAAGTATTTTAGCGGCTTCTTTTGTTAAATTAGGATAAACCTCGGAAGTACCGCTTACACCTCTTGATTCAATCACTGTACCAGTTAGCAAACCCTCTTGTCCTGTATCTGTATTTTTAATTCTATAATATACACTACTATCAACATCGTTTCTATTTGCAGGTTTAACACCATCAAATGTACGAATTGATATATCGAAAATATTACCATCAAGAATACCATTTATTGTTAGTTTGTCGGGGTCGCTAGCAGTTATTGATAATTCTTGAGTTACCACACCACCTGTATGAGAATATCCTACAGGATATTTTTCAGTAAACCCTAAAGATTTTTTAGTAACATGGAAAAATAATGTACGGTCATGTTGTTTATATGATGTGTTTAATGGATTGTTACCAGTAGTTTCAGTCCATCTTTTTTTAGTGCTGTCGGGGAATTTTATGTCACCATCTAATTTTTGACTTATATGTTCCCAACCGTAATCTTCGTATGTTGGTCCTAGCCTCGGTGAATCAATAGTTACTGCACCCGCTTCTCCATTTAATTTATCAAAGTCTTCATCGAATATTTGCCCCGCACCATTATGATTATTATGTGACGGCCTCATCATACCGCCGCTACCTATTGTTTCATGTTGGTAGGCTTGTATACTATCAAAGCCCGACCTAACAAGTATATTACCGGGTATAGTATTAGGGTCGGGTAGTTGAATTTCTAAGTTAGGTTCTACATCAACATACTTTTCTTCATCGGATTCTACTGCCGGTGCTAAACCTTCCGATGTTCTATCGGATACTTTTCTAAATCCTCTAATGATTGTTCCAAACGGAGAGCCACCTTCTATAGTATGTATTTGTCCAGTATCATCTTCTACTGATATTGATTTAAATTGCATTTCTTCATTTGGTATAATTAACACATTTCTTAATTCACTTGGGTTTTTAGTTGCATGTTGAGGATGCATTAATTCTTGCGCTTGAATAATAGGGAACATAGAACTGTTAGTTGTTTCAAAACTAAATCTATTATTACCAAATATTTTCTCACCCATTGTAAGTGGTGCGTTATTTTTAACACGAGTGATTAATGGAACTGCACCCAATCCTTTAGCGTTACTACTTGGTAGGCTTAGGTTACCACCATCCATACGCTTCCAAACTATATTTTCAACTGTAAAATTCTTTGAAGGTGCATTTTGATTTATTAAGTGTGCATTTAAATCTCCAATCCATGCTTCATCTTCTACTGTTCCATAATCTGCTTGAAGTTCACTTTGGTCTGTTAAAAATTTACCTTTAGCGTTATTTATAGCACCTTTTTCATCTCCGTTAAATAAGTAAGATGCAGGACTGATTTCTAAATCTTGTACTAAATCTCCTGTTGGATGTAAACAAGGCGTAGCATTAGAAACATCGTCATTTCCAAATGCAATTAACTTAGCAGTTACAGTAGTAGGGGAAGAAATAGAAGTTGGAGTGGTATTGATTACAAATGTTGTACTATTAGTTATAGAAACTATTTGTGTGTTTATTGGTAAGTTGGCATGTGATAAATATAAACCTACAGCAAGACCGGCAGTACTTGATATTCCAACATTTGAACTACTAGGATTTAATGTAATACCTAAATCTATTGAATCAGTTTTTGATAATAACGGGTATGATTCATGCACCCCTAATTCCGTATAAGTTTCAGTTGGTATTTGTAGATTAGGTGTGATAAGTGCCTCTACTTTTGGACCGGCTGTAGCGGGTGCTATGAAACGATTAGCCCCATGGAATCTTTCATCCCATCGTGTTGTTCCTGCATAAGTAATTGCAGTAGCGGCGGCAGTTCCCGTTTTAGTTGCAGACACTACATTTAACCAATCTCCTAAACCAGTTATTCCATCCCTGTCATACTTTGCCACTAAAGGTAATTCACTTTCATGACTTACTACTAAGAATGCTCTACTGTACACTGCTTCAAAAGACTCTAACGCATCTACATACTCATCGTCGCTTGCAGAAAAATTAGGTTGTTGACCATATATACTACCTTGTGAATTAGCAAAAGTATAGTCGTTGTAAAAGCCATTGTTAGTACCTAATCCCATGTTCCATATATAAGGTTTTTTAAGTGGGAATACAGTTGTTGTAGCAGGTCTACCATTTACTCTAGGACTTGATTCGGGGCTATTAGGCATAGGTCGTATATGTGAAAAATGACCTAATGAACCCATACAAGAGTTAGATGAACCGTATGGTGAGAAACCTAACTTTTGATACCAAGCACCTAAACCTGCGGCGTATAACTTAGTTCCACTTACAGTTTCAACTTCTAAAGAATTTAGATATGAATATCTTTCTCCTGCCCAACCCACTGCACCTACAGGTCTTGTTCTGTCTATTGCATCTACAAGACCGCTAAAGTGTACTTGTGTCATGTGGTCACGAGTTGCTTCATTTTCATTGTTGAAACGATGTACACCGGCTTTACTCCATACGAATATTTTGTTACATTCTTGTGTTGCTTTTGTACCACCACCATTTACCGCCGCAAGATGACCACCTCCGATATTAGCAGGGTGGATAAGAGGGAATGATATACCCGATGCGCCTTGACATTTGCTATAAAACGAGTAACCATCTTCAAAGAAAGGTAGACCACTTATTCTGTTTGGTGCAAGATAAAATCTTATTCTATAATTATTTGATGAATGGAGATATACTTCACGAGAATGATAAGGCGCAAAAGCGGGTACTTGACCCATATTACTACCTGTAGCAAAGAAATCTCTACCACCTGTGTCTGTCCTTATCCAACCACAAGCCGGTATTTGTTCTAATACAGATTGCGAATTACCACTTATTGATGCCGTCATTGAAACTACTAAATCACTAATATGATTATGTGTACCATCTCCGAAATATTCTCCGTGACTGAATGGAAATACATCGGGGTTATAACCATCACCGGTAGGTTGGCCATTTATTTCATAAGTTTCGGGTACTAATTCAACCCAACCGTACCTGTCTTGACGATTTGCATTACCCATAGATGGCATAAATGTACCACCAAGAGCCTTTAGTGCGCCCTTACCGGGATTCTCATTAATTGCTTGACCGATGATAGTCGCTAACTCTTCTCCATTTTGACATCTTGTAGCATCAACAATTATTACATCACTTTCAGTTGTTACTGTACTTCCGTCTACTTGATTATATGTGACTGTTTTTCCACCACGACCAACAGTATCAGTAAGTACTCTTGATGATACTCTAAATGCTGTTGGATGTACAGGTGTACTACCCCATTTTGCTACAAAAGCATTGGATGTATGATTCTTGAAATTAACTGCAACTTGATTATCTAACCAATGACCTCCGGGATGATAACCACCATCCATGTGCCATGTCATATCAGCCGACATAGCGATGCCGAAGTAAGACATAGCGGAATGTTTGAACGGGTGCGCTTTGAAATATTCAGCAGAATTAGTTGCAGTAATTTTACCCGATACCGGATGAATAAAATGTTCTCCGTAATGGTAACCATGTGAAGGTCTTTGTTTTAATCTACCAATATTAGGTATACCCTGCGGTGGTGACCAATTAAGTGCTTGACCTGTAGGTACAGCAAAATGATATTTATGTCTAGCAACTTGAAATGCTGAGGTAGGTGGTGCGAATACATTTACATCATTAGTTAATGCGTTAGGTAAATTCATATTGTAAGGTACTTTACTCCATGTGTTACCTACTGTTACTACAGTACCCGGATGAGGTTCTTGTGTAGTAGTAGGATAAGAACCACCGGCTATGTTGTTTGTACTTTCCGAAAACGGTATTGCTTGACCGGGACCATAAATATGATACGATGTTTTATTTTTCACTTGTACATTACCGTGAGTATAACTCCGACCATCTTGTACTGCTCTATCTTTAGCCTCTCCAAAATCATCATATCTAGCAGTTGGGTGTGCAAATTGCAATACTAGAGGCACAGGTTTTTGTTTTATTACACCCGCCGAATATTTACTGTTAATCCAATTTGGGCCACCACTAGTAAGATAACCTGCATGTATATCGGGACTTAAAATATTATTTTTGTTATATGCCGGTGGATTTAAAGAGCCTCTATTTTGGTTTACTAACGACGCACCGGGGAAGAAAGCAAAGAGTGCATTACAATCTATAGTGGCAAATGATGTGCTTATTTCATTTGCATTCTGTATACCTGCTGTTCCAGTAGGACCATTAGAATACGGATGGGTATAGAATGATGCGTAATCATTTTGTGTTCCATCATTAATATCTAAAGTTACTCCACTGAATCCACCACCAAAGTAAAGTGGTACACTGTGGTCTACACCATCTGTAGCACCTCTAAAGTATACTATAGGCTCGGAGTCTACGCTACCGTGGAATCTTCTACCATTTATTTTGTACTTAGGTTGTCTAGTAAAAATTACCTTTGTATCAGTAAATAATGGATTAGCAAAGAAATCAGTAAAAGCCTCATTTTCTTGTATTGGAATTAAATTATTATCTTTATCACTTCTAAATACAGCACTCTTATCATTCCCTACAAACAATCTTACTCTTTCACCAACTGAATATAATCTAGCGAAATTTGCATTGGTATCTATAGATGGAGGGACTAATGTTGCATGTAAACCTTTATCGGAGGGGAAACCTATAGATTGTGTTTGTAATGGATTATGTATAGCAGTTACTTTCAACACACAAGCATGTACCTGTGCCGTATCTTTTGGAACTAGCGTTATATATTCACCATCAGTATAATTTATACCCCTATTTTTAATTTGAATTCCAGTAATAGCACCACTTACAGTAGTAGTCGATGCTTGGAATTGTGCTTTAGTACCTGTACTTACCGCACCTACGGTAAAGTTTATTCTTGTACCCGAAGCCGCACCCGCCGCATTTTCAAAGTATATTGTATCACCTACAGTATATCCTTCACCGGTGTCTATTACAAGTGTTTCAAACTCCGATATGACTCCTAAACTATCATTAGGACTTCCCGAACCGTCTATATTAGGAATGCGAATTCTAAATCCATAACCTGTTCCACCCTGTGCTTCATAGATATTACTTCCAACACTTGCACTAAAACCACTTCCCGCTTGTGTAACACTTCCACTCTTAATACCACCGGCGTTTCTTGGTTCTATTAATATCCCTTGCGGATAAGATGTACCATTTTTGATAATACCTACAGTGTTTATTGATTTTTTACTTTTTATATCCGTTAAATTATCAAAACTGATTTCATTGATATACGGTAAAATATGGTCACCCGGATTTCTAGTAAATTCAACACCCTTCAAATTTTTACTCCAAAGTGTTGTATTAATTGGAGTATTAGAAGAATCTACTATGTTAGGTGTAGGAGTGTTAGCATGGAAACCTCTACCGTGTGATTGAATTTGTAGTATTGTTGTGGGTATGTAACCACTTTGTGCTTGTTTATTTAGTAATATATCCGCATCACTTAATGGTTTACTAGCAGTATTACTAGCAATAACACTTCCACCTAAAGCACCATCAGTGCTTGTAACTCTTAATGTACAAAACACAGGTGGAGTACCGGGTATAGAAGTGAAATCAGCAGATGGCCCTTGATTTATATTACCTGTATTCAATTGATTTGTACCACTAGTTAAAGCATAATTAGAAGTTAAAGTAATTACATCTCCAACTTTATACCCGCTTCCTCCACCTAACAAAGTAAAAGTAGCAAGACCACCTGTTCTTGCAGTAAAACCCGAACTAGGGTTTGCAGATGCTTGAACATCACCCGAACCTGTAGTTGTGAGAATTTTTAGTGTAGCACCTGTACCCGAACCACCCACTACTGTAGGATTAATTATTGATTCTCCATTTTGATAAACGCTTCCCGCTTGAGGGTCATTAGTACCATAATACCCTATACCTGCGGTAATAATTTCTAAACCTGTAATTGCCCCACCAGTACTTAATTCTTGATACAAACCATATTCAGCATGTGCGGCTTCTATTCCTTTATCTTTATGAGTGGTTGCAGTAAACATTACAGAAGGTGCAACTAACTTGTCATTATTTAGATTGAATGCTCTTAGTTTGATTGCATCGGGGCTTACTCCCCATTCACCTAATGTTCGACCATCTGCCGCAAGCATTTTGCTACAATCAAAAGATACACCTTCTTCTTCTGTAACATTGACTAAATTTATTGCCGCTTCGGTAGCCGCCGTAATTATCTCATCAGTAAGTAATGTAGTCCAATTCATACGAGAAGAAATTAATACATAAGCCCACTCACCTGTCGCATTAGGATGTGAGTTAGCGGTATTAGTAAGACCGTCACTACCACTACTAGATACATTCCCACTTGCATTAGATACAGTGTGTGAAGCAAGAAAAATGCTACCTTTAACACCGTGAAGTATATGTTCATTACTTCCTACTGTATATTGTGTACGAGATGTATATGATAATGTGTTACCTAAACTTCCTTTTGTGGGTGTTGTGTAATGAGTATCATTTAATTGTATAACACCATTTTGTTTTGGAAAACCTAAGTAACCTAATATGTCATCTATATTACTAAATTCATCTACAGTATTAGGTCTGTATATGCTATTTTTATGAAATCTAATAGTTAATGTATCAGTTGTAGACTCCCATTTTACTGATGCATTAATTAAAGAATCGGGTGAATACACCCCTCGCCATCTGTTACCTTTGAAAAGAGCATTAGTCAAATCAGCATGGAATAATTGTCCTGTTACATCACCCGTACCTACAATATGATTACCTAAACTAAAACCACCCAAAGATACATCTCTATCATCGAAAAAGACTCCTATCTCATTATCTAAAGAATTAGGAATTAAAGTATTATCATTAGAGAATTTATCGCCTAATTTTTTATACACATATCTTACACCGTATGATTTACCTTTATGGTCAGTTAATCTTACACCGTATAAATTACTGTTACCAACTTCACTAGATTTAATTAAACTAGTATCTGTATGTGCTTGATAATTATGAGTAGTAATACCGTATATTTGGTCAAAAGAATTATCTCCTTTTGGACCACAACCAAATTGACCTACTATTGGAGAAAAACCGGGTATACCGGCGGCTATTAAACCACCAAAATTGATTCTGCCAATGGGTTTAGTTCCAACTCTCAAACCTTCTACAAGTGTTAATGATTGACCTTGAGATTCAAAAGACTCATCAAACAATGTGTTACTAAATGTTCCACTACCCACATGAGCAGATAACATTCTAGTTTTATCATCTTCATTTAATCTTGTTACATAATCATGATTACTTATTACATCATCAACGGTGTTTTCCGAATTAATCATTTCTCTAAGAGTAGTAATTGGTGCAAAAGGTCTACCGTGTTTGTTTAATGGCATAGGCGCAGGATGCATATTTTCACCCATTACCTCATCTTGCTGACACCAAAAGTTTCTAAATCGCCCACCATGACCTACTAAGAATTGAGGTTGATATGGCGATTGACCTTTACTGTTGTCTAACCAAACACAGAAATTTCTACCACTAGCACCCGGTACAGTTGAGTGTATTACTATAGTAAATCCGGGTACACCGTTTACATCCTCTACTACTCTACCGATATGCGCTCTTAGATAACCCATGTGACTACCCCTATCTTGAGAAGTCATGGCGTGTTCTACTGACCAAAACGGGGCGGGGTCGTGAGTAGAACCTGTAGCGGCAAAGTCAGCATTTACATGTGCGCTTGTAGGGTCTTTGTTAGGATTACTTACATCTTCTCTTACACCTATGCGAGTTAAATCAAGTCTTTCACTTTCACCGGGGTATTGATGGGATGGGCGACGAGCATGGGTTCTACCATTTTTAGCCGCACCTTGATTTATCATACGGACTATTTCTCTTGCCGCCGCTTCAATATCAGTTACACCCTCTTTAGCACCTACTTCACCAAAGTCAATTGTTTGGCGGCGAATATAATCCATGTCTTTCCATTGAGGTAAGTGCTGTAACCTACTTTCTTCATGGTTAATCAAATTTAAATTTTTATTACGAATACCTTTCAAACATAAAAATGCTGATATAACTCTTGTTCCATCGGGAGTATCAAAGAATGTACTACTATCTTTAAATGTAAAAGTACTAAATCCTTGCGCCCTTCTATGAGCCTTAAGTACTCTTACCATAGGGAAAATACTTGTATCACCCTTAGTTACTCTAAGTTGATTATGTTTTTTATTAGCATAAAAAGATGAATGAGTAGCAGGTTCAACACGAGGTAAAACACTATCAGCGATGTGGAAATTAGTACCTACAGATTCATGATAAATACCACTGTGTACAAAATGTCCGTGTCCTTTACCGGCGTAATGTTCGTTTCCTATATCAATAATAGTAGTCAATGGTGAACCATTACTAGGATTGAAAAAACCTTTCAATGGATTTTCCATAATAAATTCGGCTACAGGATTGTATGAGTTAGAGTTAGCAAGTAAATCGTTTGAAGTTTGATTCGCAATATTGTGTGCGTAAGCACTTTCGATAAATTTAGATTGTTGGGTGTTTCTTAGGTATCTGTTTTCGGAAGGGAAGCCATTTGCTACATCTATTTGAGTTGTAAGATAGTGAGGCGCACCACCATTAATTTGTGCTAACACATTATCAAGTTGATAATATCCATCTTTTGTAGCAAGATTTCTTGTATGTCCGATAATAGGTGTAGAAGGACTTGTTTGTACTTGCATGTGTATATCATGGAATGAGATAAATTCTCTATCATGTGCTACATCGTATAATAAAACACGAGCATTTCCATCCGATGCAAGATAAGGGTCTACATAAGCAATAGTAGGTGCTTGAGAAGCAGATAATCCCATCGCTTCATAATTTAATTCAATTGTTTTGTTTACATGTTGAGCAAAATTAATTGCAGTTTCTAAACAGTCATCACCGATTAAGAAATTTTCAAGTGGTATGGAATCACGAGGTCTATTTGTTAATTGCCCTTCTCCGCCGTTAAATGCTTTGTATACCTGTCCTTCATTAAATACACCACGACTTTTAGCGAATAAACCTTCTATTGCATGGGCATTATTCATGGTCATATTCATCCAAACAGTATCACCATTTCTTAGTCCACCTGCGGCATAAGGGTTGCACCAAGACTTGTTGAGTATAGCATCTCCATCATTAGCAACCATTGAGTTTATACCAACTCTTACTTTGTCATCATCCGCTATTGCTACTGCGTTAGCGGCGGCTAATTCTACAACAGTGTTAGTAGCATGACTTGTATGAAATCTTGTATGTACATAAGCAACCGTTCCTACATAAGCAATAGCACCACTAGTTTTATCTTCCTTGTAAATCATATCACCGGGTCTTAAATTAAGTCCTATAGTATTAGCAATAGGAGAACGAGTAGCACTAGCGCAATCTATTGTTAATGTTGTAGTAGAAGTAGCAGATGAAGCCCCTACAAAAGACCATATTTCATCGCCAGTGATAGGTCTAAATGTACTTACAGTCAATTCATTTGATGTGACTTGTGCTATATTAGATAGAGCAAGATGGCTTCTACCGACTTTTTCTAATCTAAATTCTACACCTGCTAAACTCGGTACTGTGACACCTGTGCCAAATTGAACTAATACTGTATTATTATTAGTAGTGTTTAAAGAAAATTGACTGTTAAATTGAGTGCCTAAATACAATACTTCGACAGGTGTTGGAGATAGAATTTTACCTATAACTAATGTATCACCTGTGCCTACAATGGGATTACCGCTACCATCTAAAGTATAATTTGTATCAATGAAATGTTCTACATCATCTAACTCTAAGGCATATATTTTTCCTGTCATTAGTTTACCTTGTAAGATAGTTGCTTTGGCTCTTTTATTTTTGGTACGGGGTGAATGTGGATTAGAAAGTGGACCGGCTTTGAACTCTACTGCACTTACATATTGGCGTAGCCCGTAGTCAAGGTTACCACCTTGAGTTTGTACATTTGCCTCATCATAGTAAAATGGTAAACGATTTTCATAATCCGAAGATTGAGTGGTAATATCGGAATTTATAGATTTAAGATTAGAAGTTTCGTGACCTGCTGAAATTACACAACCTGCGCTTAATGTGTTTATAAAATTCTCACTTAGATACCCATGATACCCACCATTACCTACTACAGAAGGTTGAGCATAAACTCTTACATAACCATCAGTAAGAGGGCTGTTCAGTTGGTAAGCCCAAGAACCATCTTCAAGAAACACTCTTTGGTTGTGGTCTAAGTCTTTAAAATTATTAAAATTACCAGTTAATTTATTTGGAAAGACATTTTTATTTTCTACATATAAATCTAAAACAGCATTACCGCTACCATCGGTATTTTCTATAATTTTAGTTATGTATGTTTTTGCAACTGTTTTTCCATCTATATTATTTTCATTGTACGCTGATATTGCTTCCCTGTCATTTGGTGCAATATCTTCTATCCTTCGACCTACAGGCGATGGATTCCATGTATGGGCGGTATGAGTTGCATCTAAATGTATTTTCATACTGTTATCCGGTCCGGGAAAAATTCCCTCATCTTTTACTTGGAAAAATTGTTGGAAAAATACAGGTATCTCAACCATGGCACGAGTACTTGCGTATTGCGTGCTTAATTGATAATCGTGTGTTACATCATCTATCGCTTGGAATAATCTATCATTTACTGTACTACCATCCTCACACATATTTTCAAAGTTAAAGTTATCATCATTAAATAGAGTTTCATTTACTTGATGGGTTCCTTTAGTTTGATTAGAAATTAGGTCTACACCTAAACACCAATCATTAAATGATGAAAATACATTTCCACTACTTGAAACATATTTTCTTTGTGCAATAGCATCTGCGTCATCAAATACAAAACCTGCACCTACTTTACTTGCATATTCAGCATTAGCCCCATCGGATAAAAATATTCTACCTTTCTTAGCAAATGCGTATGTACCCCAAGACTGTATATCTTCGGATTTATTATTAAGAGGTTGCACAGTCAAAGTTTTAGCAGTATCTAATGTACAAACAGATACGGCTTGTACTGCACAACTTCTTCTTGTAGAGCCGGGTAATCTCATCAACGGGCTTGGGTCGTATGTTGGTTTAGTGTTAATAGCACCTTGACCCGGACCACCAAGAGTTACAGATATTACCGGTGCATCAATATCTATTTCTTTAACTACATGAGAATCCGGTGAACCGCTACCCATAAATGTAACATCTTCGTTTATGGCCTCTTCCGCTATACCACTAGCAGTAACTTGAGTTATCATACTATTACTTTCAGTACTAATTATTTGTTTAACTGACCTTATTCTAGTTCTACTCATTAGATAGAACAATGATATTATATTCGCTGTTTCCCCTTTTTCTACACCATCACGCAATTTTGCTAATTGATTAGTTCTACTTCGATTGGATGGTTGTATGTATATACGAGCAGATGTATGTTTAGTACCAATATACAAATTATCTATAATATCAAACATTTCAAATATAGGACTACCTTGATGTATACCACCTACATCAAATACTCCTTGAGATGAATTGACCTTTTCAGCCTTTTTCTTAAATTGCGTATTACCTAAATCTTCTAATTTGTTTACTTTATCTACACTCATAGGTTCTATACATAATTTATGATAAACCGATTGATGAGTACCTTTATTGTGTGAACTAGTAATTACTTGTGGAGTAGTGGCAGGTTGAGCATTTACATCGCTAGGTGGGGTGTAATTTATTGGAGAAGTGTCGTAACTTATTTCAAAATCATATTCTGCACCACCGGCATTATCTCCAACTAAACTATTAGTTTTTTCAAAATAATCATTTTGATTAGCAACCGCACTATCTAAATCTATATATCCACCGGGAGAATATATTGTAGAGTCTTTACTTGCATTCGCTAAATCGGCTTTTATAACATCTAAAATAGTAGTAGTTCCCGTAAGTATAGTACTACCTTTTGGAACAGTTTTTTCTACCATTAACATAGGAGTTGGTGAAGCAGAAGGAGTCTGCATTGAATCACCTAATAAATCTAAAGCGTTATAATGAATTTCAACATAAGGTGCTAAATTATGTGTAGTGCGTAAAGTAGGTACATGAAGTAAAGCAATTCTACTTTCTGTTTCGGGGCGAATATGATAATCTCTTTCGTCAGTAGTAAGAGTAGTTCTTGAGTAAGTTTCGGGTATCGGCCCTTTGAGCATAAATGGTTTATGGTCACCTATACTTATTGCTATTATTTCTTCTTTCGATGCAGGTAAACCATTAGTAAATACCGATGATGCCTTAGTGCTATTAACTATATTTTGTATAGGTGATTGAGAGTTCTCATCGTAAAAATCAGCAAGTTCATTTGTATTAAATAAACGATGAAGACCACTAGCGGTATTTTCATAGTCCATTTGAACTATATCTGCTGAACCGCTAATAACTTGGTCTATCTGTAATGATGTAGGTCTTGGGTATCTTCTCATATATTCATGACCCTTAATGTGTGAAAACTTATGTCTACCACTGTGACCTATTTGATAATTAACATCTAAAGTAGACGGCCATGTAACAGCAAATGGGTTGTTAGGGTGAGATGTTGTTGTAGCCATTTGACTAGAATATACTATGCCGTGTTGTTCATTATCTGTTTCATCTAAAACCATTTGACCTGTTTTGTCTATAATTTGAGTATTAAAATGAGGTGGTTGGTATGGTTTACCAGTGACTAAATCAATAACTAAATCAGCAGGAATAATTACAAAGTAGTTATCTACATTAGCAGTTCTTGAGTGTAATATACCTCTTGAGCCACTTGATGCTACATTAAAATCAAGATGTATACTGTTTACCGTAATGACACCTGTAGAGCCGTTTATACTCAATATACGGAGTCTTTCCGGTGGAGTTTGATTAGGTTTCTGTGTATTTCTATTAATAGCACCCGGATTAATAATCAAGTTATACGGGACATGGGGTAGATATGATGTAGCAACATTGTTTGGTGCAGTGAAATTATTATGGATTTCATAATTACCCATACTATGAGGTGCTAAAGTAAAGTCTGTTGTTGCACTCGTTGCATCATATTCTTTACCTGTTAATCTTTTAATTAAGGCTTGAGCGTCAGTAGCAGGTATAGTTAGTGTGGTAGTAGTACCATTAGATGCGGCAGTAAAAGCAGTAAACTCATATTCTTCTTCTATTATATCTAATGGTTCTTCAAAACGATATAATGCCGTAGAACTAATTTGGTCATCCATAGGAACATTAGGAGTTATTACTTGCTCATCAAATTGAGTAGCAAAGTGAATAGACTCAATTGCCCCTCTAAAATCCCCACCTTTTCCGCCTATATACACATGAGCAGTAGAGTCGCTTATTGAAGCATCATTAGGTAGAGTTTGAGATATAACCACTTGACCATTAATAAACAAAGAAATAGCACTATCTGTTACTGCACCAACTATGTGATACAATGGTCTGTGATTGAAGTTTAAGTTTGTAGCATCATTGTAAGTACTTAAGTCGTAACGGTTATATGAATCATGTACACCACCATAATCTTGTTCGGGATATACCACACCACTCCATCTTGTAGTTGCATTACTAGCGGTAGTAAGTGTAAATTTTTTAGTACCATCTGTAGTATCTAAAAATACTGTAAACTTTGCGGGTCCGGGTGTATCTACTGTACCTAATTCTAAGAGGAATTGCCCTTGTCTTTCAACAATTACACCTCCACAGTCGGGAACAACCCAAGCCTCAACGGTGAATTGATTATCAAATCTACTATTTATTTTTGTAGTTTCATCTTTACCGTAACCTGTTTTTGATAAAATATCGGATGGTGTTTTCTTTGTTTTAGTGTTTGTAGTTCCAACAGATGCATTATCACCGAGTTTAGTAAATCTACCTTGAGGTACAATAATAGATTCACTTACACCATCAAAAAAGAAAGCGTGACTTGACCTACCTATTGCTACCAACTTTTCACCTCATATTATGTAACTTGCCGGAATAAATTGAATGTTAAATGAATAAACAGGTTCACCACCTACTTGTACAAAAGTAGCCTTAGTAATACCGCCTTTGATAAATGACCTATCGTTATTACTATCGGGTTCATCGGGTTTAGTAGAAGCGGATACTGCATCTTCTACACTTTTACTTTCTAAGGTTTCAAACCTACCTGTAGGCATAAAAAAGTTTACAGGTTCATATTTATTACTACCAGTGGCCTTTATACTTGAGTTAAATGGTATTTGAATACCAATAATATAATCACCAAATTTATCTTTTTTCTGTAACCCTTTATTATTTTTAGAGTTATTTAATGTACCATAAAGTGACATTACTTTATCACCTGCACTCATGCCGTGAAATATACCACCTTGGTCACTTCCACCTTTGAATGTAGTAAAATTAGGTGTGTAAGTACCAAATTTAAAATTATTAAGTTTAGGAGTGCCGCTATTACCATCTTTACCTGCTACAGTTTGAGTAATTTTAACAGCAGTATTAGGCTCACTACTATTTGGTGAAGTTACTCTAGTAGCAGAAAATCCTGTAATGGGAGGTGTTAAACCAGTATCATTAATTAATTTAACAAGATTTGTTGCCATTTGTTCAGCCGTTAGAGCAGTACCAACAGATGCTACATTGAATGTACCACTACTACCACCGGCTATTGTTAATGTATTTCCTACAACAAAATTTTTACCGGGGTGAGCAATTTCAAAAGATGTAATTGCACCACTATTCACACCTGTAATGTTTACTTTACAATCTGTTCCTGCCCCACCACTCACCGCAACATCATTTGCAATACTATAACCGCTACCACCAACAAGTGTGTTGGTTGTTTGTACACCATTAGTAGTTGCTATTGAAAAATGATACCTACTACTTCCACTATCTAAAGCATGAGAAAGTTCACTTTTTGATGCATATAAATCAAATTCAACACCTGCTGTGTTTTTTAGTTTAATTGGAGTTTCAAGGTTTGCAATATCACCTACAGTAAGAGTACCAAAACCATCGTTTATCATATTTTCATGGTCAAATCTTGCTACAGTTCCTAACATTGAGTTAAATTCTCCATAGTATCCTCTACCTGCCACCGGTTCCACTCGTGAAAAATCTATCACGGCTGTTGAACTTGTTGCGCTACCTATGCTCATTAAATCGTCATCAGTGAATACACCTTCTAATAATATAACAGCCCTTGAAAGATTAAAGTCCGTAGCCATTCTATCACTACCCATGAAAATTAAAGGTGTAGCGTTAAAATTTCTGTCTACATCTAAAGTAACAGTTGTAACAGGTAATTGTATAGTTTCACCATCGGCTCTAACAAACCTAACAGGTATATTTTGTGACATTAGAATCGCCCCCTGTGTGTAGCACCGCCAATAGAGCGAGCGACTTCTTGTTGAATCATATTACCTATCTCACGAGCCAATGCTCTCTTGTCTGTTCTATCGGTAATACCACCGGCGTTGACAGTAATGTTGAAACTACTACCGCCCCCACCACCTTTCATTTCTACAGGTATAGAACGACCACCCGATAACGGTACTATTGCTTCTGTGCCGTGAAGCATAGCGGGGTAACCACCCATAGGACCGGACATAACACCACCTTCGGAAAGTCCTACCAAACCTTTTAATTTACCACCAACTTTTTTAGCACCACCAAAGCCTTTTTTAACACCACCTTTGACTGTATCTACTACACCACCTAATTTATCAGCCATATCTTCAACTGCATCAATTATAGGTTGTAATAAATCTATTATAAAATTAATAACACTGTTAAATCCATCTTTAATAAAGTTGAATGCGGCACTAAAAGCCCCAATTATTGTATCAGCCACACTTGATAATGCTGAACCTATAGCGTCTATAGCGTTACTAGTAGGCTCTAAAATATATTCATCTATAGCGTCACCTGCGGCACTATATGCATTTTTTGCACCTTCGGAAATAGTATCCCAAGCACCACCAAGCCAATCAAAGAAACCTTCTATTGGTTTAGTTACATATTCATTAAAAAGACTACCAATACCATCCCAACAATCACTAGCAAATGATTTAATGTCTTCCCAAATCCCACTAAGCCAATCAAAGAAACCTTCTAATGGTTCAATAAACCAATCATCAATCCATCCTTTAATTGACTCCCAAGCATCGCTTGCCCAACTTTTCAAGTCTTTCCAAGCACCCTTCAACCAATCCCAAGTATCTTTCAATGGTTCAATAAAATATTTATTAACAAATCCTTTAATCGCTTCCCATACTTTACCTGCTATTTGGCCTATTGCTTGAAATGCCGGACCAATCTTACTAACAAGACCCCCTAAATTAGTCATTAATGCTATTAATGCACCACCGCCTACTGCCATCTAATCACTCCCAATCCAAAAATGAATAATCTAATCCAACCACTTCTCTATCCCCTGCTTTTGATTTTTGCTTTTCTACTTTTCGTTTTTTGTCTTTGTGTTCTTTTACGGCTAAGGCCCATGTTAATGATTGTTGGAATATCGGTAAAGGCATGTTGTAAACATCGTGGAGTGATACCCCGTAATGTGATGCTACAATATAAGCGTATAACTCCGCTTGAAGGGTTAAATCCTCAACTTCTGTGTACTGTTTTTTGTCGAGGAATTTACGCACCTTCACCTTTTCGGCGTTGTAAACCCCCCCTGCAAAGCCTCCGCAATTTCGTTAGGTTGTGGTAAGACCTTAGTAATTTGGTCACCAACATACCCACTAAGGGAAATTAATTCACCGGATGTTAAAGCCGGATTGGTTTCAGTTATCCAATTAGAAAATGCAAACTTCCAATATCCTTTCAAGTTCATTGTAACATCGCCCTTGTTAATTACAAACATTTCTTGGGCGGCTTCTTGTATATCTAAGAAAGATACATCTCTTACATATACTTCCATAATTAGACTTTCATCATTAGGGTCTACCCTAATTTCATGTCTAATTACATCATTGTTCTTCAATAATAGGCTCTTGTTCTTCACTATCTGTGGTTTGGTCATCTATTTCACTTCCATTGGATGCGGCTACCTCTTCGGTAGGGGCTTCCGGCTCTACATCCGGGGTCGCTTCTGCGAGGCCGTCAGTTTCACCTTTCTCGGTTGTCATCCCTTCATCGTTCTGCCTTAATCGCAAAACAAGTTCTGCTTTAGTACCATATACAGGGAGATTTCTCTCCTTGCAAAGTTCCTTTAATTCAGTAACTTTTAGGGAATCGTATTGCTGAGTATCAGCAGGGAATGGATTTATTACCTCTTCTTGTACAAGAGGATTGATTTCTTCTTCGGTAGTTTCTACAGGAGGGTTGTCTAATTTATCTTGGATAAAAGATTCTATTTCGTGTCTTGCCATAAGTTCAAGCATCTTATCATCAAACTCTACACCGTTGGTTTCACATACCCATCGAGCGTAGTTTAGTGCGCCCATTCTTCTATATTTAATAAGTGATTTTTTCATTTCTTCACCTCAATATTTGTGTAGTGTATCACGAGCGATAACCTTTACTGCTTTAGGCATTATTCTTAAAGTAGACTTCACTATACCTTTATCTTCCGGTATTTGTATAGGTGCTTCTACAATATAGAAGTCATCAACTATTAATAACATCTTTTCACTATTACCTGCGCTAGTGCTACCTATACGGTTCTTTTCAAACTCTATAAGAACTCTATTCGCACCAGTACCATCTGTATTAGTGCTAAATTCTGTACCTGTTCTCATCTTATGGAAAAATACAGGGTCGTCTACAGCGATTTCTATGGTCATGTCATAAGTTGTTTGACCTTCTACCATTAAACTTACATTTCTTGAACCTGCAAACGGTACTTGGTCTGTTGCAGTACTGGCCGCCGCTTGAGATGAACCTGCTATAGTATGATGTCCAACCATACCGGTAGTTCCATTGAGTGTGAATGAAAAGATTTGAGCGACTTGTACGCCACCAAGTTGTATACTACCATTGTAAAACATAAATGGTTTTTGAGTTCCTACACCAATACCGGATTCAAGTCTTTTTAAATCAGTATTAGCGGTATCATCAAACATACGGTGTGCGCCGTATCTTGTAAGAGGTGTTGCTTCTAAACGGCCTGTATCCGTATAACAAAGTGCTGAATTAAAATTAACTGATAATCTTACTGCGGCATCATTATCTGTAGTCATTGAAAAATCAGTTACTTTACAACCTCGATATACACGAGTCAATTCTTTAGTATCTCCTACTCCACCGTCTGTAGTAGATGCATCGGAATCTAAATCTCTTCTTCTTTGAGATACTTCTAAGCAAAATGAAGGTAGTGTAGAGCGTGAAAATAATAAATGAGTAATAGGATTAGTAATTGTATTACTTGAAATTGTCACAGGGTTAGTATCAGCATCGCCAAACTTTCTTATTTCACAAGTTGTACCTGCGGCGTGAGCGTATTTCAAAGGCTCATCTAAATATAAAGTATTATCATTTTCACTAACACCTAATATTCTTCGCACTTCTACTGCCGCCGCAGTATCAAACTTTCCTTGAGTAAAACTACCATTCCATTCCCCTCCGTCGGGTTCATGGTCGCTTACTATAGGAACAGTAGCACTGTCATGAATTTCAATATATGTACCCGGTACAACATCTGCACCTGCGGCACTCACCACTATATTAGATTGCCCAACAGAAGTGGCATTTGAAAGAGTTGGTGTAAGGTCGCTATCTATAGCAAACTGCGCTTTACTCATCAATTCATTTCCAAGACAGTATTTCAACCATCTTGCCGTATGCATGTTTACTTCAAAAGACCCACCTTCGGTAATTATTTTACCCGGTACTTGTATAGAAGTATCTCTTCCAAGCCCCACAACATGGTATCTTTTCAAATCTATTTTAGTTTCGGGGAGAGTGATAGCCGATGCGATACCTAAAAATTGGTCTATCTTACAATCTTCAGTACCACCATTACCTGCACCTGTAGCGGCTTCAGTAGAAGACACCTCAATTGGTGGTGTTTTGTAAGGAAGAATATGTAAGGCATTACTTGAATGTAAAGCAAATGCACTTGTTGTCATAGCCGGAGTAATTTTTAAATCAATACCGCTATTTTCTACAATAGTAAATATTTTACCGCCCGAACCACTATTAGGTAAATCAGCATCAGCCACTACATTTCCTGTACTTCCTTTTTCCCATATCACTTGTGAACCTACAAGCATATTTTTTGGGTATCGTAATTTATGTGTACTGGCTTCAAACAAAGTAGTATTTTGTTCGGAAGAAAATCGAATTGTAGTTATATCATCACTATGGCTAAGTGTCATTGTTACATCTGTACCTTTAATCGTTAAACCTGTTTCGGGCGCAAAGGTTACTTCTGCTATATCTCCTTTGTATACTGTACTTGGCATTTAAATCATCTCACGGTATTAGTTCTGCTAATATTACTACTTCTATTTGGAATGTCATTCGGAAAAGTTGCTTGCTTCTATCACTTAAATCGGTTCTTGTCTTGAATACAAGCCTGTCAAAATTAGTTCCATCTCCCTTACGACTGTTGTGAATTACTCTACGAACTTCGTTCTCAAGTTGTTGCAGATGCTTTCTCCCCTTAACTGTTCGCATGTCTACGGTTATATTTATGCGTGTTGTTACAAAATCGTAGAGTAAATCCGGGGCTTCTTCGTTGTGTGCCGTTTCGTAACATAACACATAATCATGCCGAGATAAGTCAAGACGCTTTCCTCTTTCGGGTTGTACCTCGGCTATGTCTATAACAATCGGTCTAATACCACTTGTGTTGCCTCTATTCCAATTAGTTTGAAACAACCCTATTACAACATCTAAACCTTCTGTCCATGTTGCTACCATAGTATCACTTCTTCTGTAAATCCTTTATTGATTTAGGAATGATAAATCCGTTTCTATATCTAAATCCTTCTCTATCCATATCGGGGTTTTGCTTAAGCATAGCCTCATCAGTTTGTTTCTTTAAGGTTGAAAGTTGTTTTTCTGTAGCAGGTGTATTATTATTGAAATCAGTATAACTACCATCATCTTCTTCTCTCAAGCCCAACGCCCCTGCTTCTATTTGTTTAAATCTAATTCTTAAAGTATTTGGGTTGTTGCTAAAAAGAGTTTTATTTTCTTCTTGAAATCTTTTATCTTTCTCGAACATCTCAATAATTTGTTGGTGAGAGTGTTCACCGAATTTATTGAACTCGCTAATACCCTTCATTCAAACACAACCATTTCAATATATTTTGTTATTGTGCGGTCTACATCTGCTTGATATAATTGAACTTTACTAGCCACATCTATATTTTGCGTTCCTTCCGGTATAAGCACAGAACGGTCATCAGCCATAAGTAATTCAATCGCTACCATCTTAGTGCATATATCTTCTATAGCCTTTTCTAAATATCTTTCACCGTAAATGTATGCAACTTTAATTGCATTCCATTCAAAGAAAGGATAAGAATTGTTAAAGTAAATTATACCCATTTCCGGGTCGAGCCACCAATCTCGAAGTCTACCTACATCTCCGCTACTACTTCCACCTTGTAGGTCTACCCGTAGTAACTGTTGACTTACAGTGTGTGTTCCTGTAGCCATAGTAGTAAGTGGAGTACCTATTACATTAACACATCCAGTAAATGATGTGGTAGTTACACCTGTGTATCTAAATACTTCCGAGCCTACTAAACATACACCGGCTTTAGCAAAACCGGATGTAGAGGCTACATTGACCGTAGTTGAAGACACCGAAGTACTAGTAGTATCGGGGTTTTTTGTTTGGTCTAAACTGATGTTACTATCAGTACATACGATAGAACAGTTTTCACCTGCCTTTACTGACCTCATACTTGAAACCTTTACTTTTCCTGTACCTAAATCAGCGTTAGCACTTGCTAAAAACTCATTATGAACCCCTATATTAGCCGTAGAACCTTCTAATTGAAATGGAGGTGAAAACTCTACTACTGTTTTATTGACTCTATCTTCTTTATTGATGAGGTCAGCAAGATTTTGTGCTGTAGTCGTTGAGTCAAAATCTCCCCTCCATTGATTACTACCTGTTCCTAATGAAAGAGTAGCGGCTGTACCATTACCGGGTGACATAACTATTGAGCCACTTAACGCTCTTACATCTTCCGGTATTAGTATACGAACTTCTGCCGCACCTATCTCTCTATAATCATCTCCTTGCCATAATTCTAACCTAAGAATTTGTTGCACATTTCGGAATAGTAATGGTGCAGTTCCAACATAATCAGTATAGTATCTACGCCTGTATGGTTTGTAAGTATCGAAGTTAATATATTCAGCACTAACAAGATATGGTCGCCAAGCATTACGGGTAATATTGTCTATTTTATCTTGCATTTTTAAGATTACTTTATCAACTTTATTTTTAGTGAGTCCTCTTGTTCTACCATTAGTAAAAGATGCTTGATTTTGTACATACGCATTATCAGCAACTTGATAATCAGCGTGGGTAAAAGTACCTGTGAATACAAGTTTTACACCAGTAGCCGAAGATGAAATATCAGTAATTACTTTTTCTAACCCTAAAGGGTCAGCATCGGAATATATTAGAATAGTATCGCCTATTGCGTAACCATCATTTCTATAGTCACCACCTGTGACAAATACACCATCGGATACACTATCAGCACTTACAAGTATCGCTTCACTTGGTCCAATATCAAGTAGGTCTGCTACTTTTTGAGCCGTAGTATAGACTGTTGCCGTGGGGTCAAGAGGCCGGGTTTCCGGCTCACCGGGACTGAACACTACTGGCATACATTACCCTCCCTCACTGTGAATGTTTTAATACACTCCAAGCATCACGCATAATTACATTACGAGAAGTCATAATACGCTTCATGTGTTCAGCCTCTCTATCGGGATTGAAAGTATCAGTTCTATCTCTTTGAACACTATTGTCCGAGCCTCGCTCTCCCGTTTTAAATTCTTCATCAGCATCTTCTTCTGCTAATATTTCTTCCATATCTTTACCCGATATTCCCTCTTCTTCACCTGCAAACTGACCATCAATAGCGGCTTGCTCACCTTCTACATTGGGCATAGAAAGAGATTCTTCAAGGTTTTGCCCCTCAAAAGGTACTCTTTCGCCCATGAATTTGATATTATGTGATTCGGGGTTGGCTACCATGTCACGCATGAGTTTGTCACGAGAAGAAGTAAACTGTTCTCCTTGTGCATCTCCACCTGCACCTCTTAGTTCATTCGCCGCCATACGATTAGCAAACTGTTGTAGACGAACTTCTTGTCCATCCGGTGTAAGCACTTTTTGTCTATGTGGTTTCATTGGCATCTTGATTAATATTCTACTCATATTATTACATCCTGTTTTCGTCATCTCTATGTCCTAGATTATATTCCATAGGTTTGTCACATGTAGCGCATGTTGCTCTCCACATAAAATGTAGAAATCCACAGTGCGTACATCTTGTACCCGAACCTATGTTAAGTATATCACCTATATTTTTATTTCTATTTCTTTGACTACCTGTGACACCTTTTAGTGGGTGTTCACTATCCGCTACGGCAGAATTTGTGTCTAACTTGACACCTTGCTTACTCGCTCTCACTAGGTCGCTAAGGTCTAATTTTTGTAAATCAAAACCCATTTAACCACCTCAAGATGTGGTCACGAATATGTATATGTTACCAAGTATTACATGTGGGTCTGCTGATACAGGGGCATTAGCACCTATTGCCGCTACAATAGCGGTTTGTACTGCGGTTCTTTTAGTAGAATTATTAAAGTCTGCTTGTGCAAACGGACCAAGTATTGTGCATGTTTTCGCCATTTAAATCGCCTCAAGAACGGCGACCAATTGCTAAGAAAGTTCCGGCTACAACAGTTTGAGTTTTAACGGGGGGTAGTATTTTAATTGAAGCAGCAGTTAGAATTCTGCCTTGGTCAAAACCAGTTAATTGCCCATCAGCATAAGTAGTACCGTTAGCCGGGTCTAACACACCATCGAGTGATGCAGGATTACCATCCGAAGGATTAATTATAAACGCATCAATTGATGCGAGTTGAGAGGACAAATCTATAACAGTATCTCCTGCTTCATACCTTCCTGTTATAATCATTCTATCTCCGAACACTGTCGGTCTTGGGTCTATGGTTACTGCCATTATTCTTCACTTCCTGTTTCTATGGTATCTTCTACTTGACTTAAATCTTCCTCAACTATAGGAGGATTCAAATGAGATTTCACTAAATCCAAAGCCGCCGTTTTAGTTAGATAACCTGCGCCTGTTTTAACTTCATTATCTTTAAGCCACTTTAGAATATCTTTCCTAGCCCATGCAATATCCGGTATACCGTCATCTTTCAAGTCAACAGTTTCTCCTTCATCGCCTTCAATAAGGAAGGTTCTAGTATCTAATGTGTCTCGCCACTTGTTAAGCCACTCTTGAGAAACTTCGGTAGGTTTACCCCTTATCCAAACTCCCTTAGAGCCGACCATTCGGGATTCGTAATAAGCCCCTCTATAGGTTACTGTAGGCAATTAGCCCACCTCACATTAGTAGAACTGTTAAGTCACTGTCTGCGGCGGCGTTAGATGGTGTTAGGTTAATCTTTAGAGGGTCTGTTCCATCAATTGTTCCTACAATTGTATGTGCTACTCTATCATTTCTACCTACTATTGCAATAACTTTGCTCACAGGTGTTCCGTCTTGACCATCTGTTGAAGTTGTGTCAGTTGAGAAAATAATGCTACCACCTGCGGCGGCCTTTGCTTGAACTCTCACTGTAACCATTCTCATTGAGCCACCGGCGTTGTTGATAGTGTTATCATTGGTAGCGGTGAAACCGGTTATACTACCGGGGTATGCACCTGCGGCACCTGCGGCACCGTCAAGCCATCGAGTTTCGTCAACTAGAGAGCCAGTTCTCATGTCTAAGTCAAGTAGAATGTCTACATTGTCTATTCCTGTGTCATCTGCTGTTACTGTTAATCCTTTTTTTGTATTTGTTAATGCCATGTTTAATCATCTCCTTAATATTTTTTCTCCATTAATCCTCACTGTAGGTCACGAATCGAGCCATGTCCTCCAAAGAAAGTAGTCCAAACTTCTCCCATTGAACGGTACATACCCTCTTGTCCTAGACGGTTAATAGCGAATGGGTCACCGGTTTCGATACCGGATTCAAAGTATTGAGTTGGTATAGCAGTTGAGAAGTATAGGTAATCAGTATCTAGGAAGTACATACGGGATAGTCCGTCTTTTTGTATATCCTTAGATGGAATAATAGGTACACCGTTGTAGGTTGCTACGATGAAACCGGCTTCAATACCCGGTACACCCTTAACACCGTTGTAGGTTGGTGTAACTCTCTTCTCTTCCATGAACCTTTGTTGGCTTTGTAGTAGTTGTTGTAATCTCATTAGAGTATCATATCCAGTTAGGATAACCTTTGGATTACCACCACGAACCCAAATCTGTTGGAATAGGGTGTCCAAATGGTCTAATGAAAGAGTTCTACGGCTACCTGCGGCTCGGTCTGCACCACAGTTTACTTCTGCGTTTGACCATGCGTTAGCACTTCGGCTAATGCTGTAGATGTCAAGGTCAGTTGCGCCACAGTGGTCTGTACCTGCTGATGCACCAGTTTCCATAGATGTTAGTCCACCACTTGCGCCACCATCGTTACCAGTGATTCTGTCAAGTGACTCGAAATCATTACCTGCAACTGTTTCAGCGTCTTCTGTCAACATCTTGTTGATGTGTTCTGCGTGGTGCTTACCCATTTCTTCCTTTAGTACTGAGCGAATGTCGCCTAGTCCGTCATCTTTGTCAGCCAAAAACATAGCAGTTTCGCTCATATCGAATGTGTGAACAACTGTCTTAGGTTTTGCGGCTATGTGTTGGAACTGTGGTTTGGTTGTGTCCGGTAGAGTAGCGTTTTCTGCAACTCCGCCACCTTTCTCGAAGGATGGTCTGTCAGTAATAACTCTCCAACCGCTTCTTTCCCACGGCCTCTTAGGTAGTATTGAAAATGCATTAAATTCTTGGTTCAATTGTGACCAAACTTTTCTACCGTAGATTGCTTGGTAAGTACCTGCTGTACTACTTAGCATTGGGGCATCTGCTTTCAATAACTCACTACCGGAGTAGGAGTAGCCCATAGCGTTTCCTGCACCGTAAAAGTATCTTTCCATATCTGTTATGTTTCTTATGTAATCTCTTGCCATATTATTCATCTCCTTTTTTTAATTTATTATCCTCAAGCACTCCTGTATACACTATTTGCTAGTGTATGTACCTCATCCCAAGACATGTTGTTTAGGTCTTGAGTAGACGGGATTGTTACATTGTTAGAACTTACAGATTTTGCAATTGTTGTTCCTTCTGTGGTTAGGTTATCAATTCTTTCGGATAGTCCTTCAAGAGCCTTCATAACTTCACCAATTGGTTGACGAGCATCAAACTGTGCTTTTTCTGCTTGAGATTTTGCTATTGATTGTTCTTCATTGAAACGAGATGCAAAGTGTCCTTCTAAGTTGCCTCGGAATTGTTGTTCCATAGCCGCCGCTTTGTAAACTTCATAAGCCGCTTCAATATCACTTGATGAAACATTTGATGGATTAATATAAGACTTTGAA